TTCTCCATAATTGTTTGTAAAGTGTATCTGTTATCCAGTAGTGTCACTTCAAAAGTGTCTAGGATATAATCGTGTTCCACGATATAAGGTGCTTCCTCATTTCTTGATTGTAGAATCATAACCCTATTGGTAAAATCCCTGTAATCGTCTCTCTCTAAAATGAATGTCTCATTCATCATATATTTTGCTTCCATTATGCTATCTCCTTAATGAATTCATTGGTTAAAAATCTTGAAGTTGTTTTTGATTTCTGATTTCTTTTGAATGCAGCCATCACTCTAGTTTTCTTTGCATCGATGAACTCTTCTCCAAGTTCATCATTTCCTGCAGTCCCGAGGGTGTTGGCTGAAGTAAGAAATAATTTGTTGTATCCATGAGCAGAGAATACTTTACCCTCTTTTCTAATCTCTCTCCAAGCAGTATCAACATCAATGTCTTTTCTCTTATACTCTTTAGTATGTTCAATGACTGACCACAACTCTCTTTTACCATCCAAGACAAAGTATCCAGTAATGGTAACATTGCAAGTTTGTGATATCCACTCTAAAATATTTTGAGTTACTGTAAAGGAGTTTCTTCCAACATATCCAGTTGACTCTTCTAATGGGAAAGTCTTGTTTAGATATGGGTCGATTAAATCTCTTGACTGTTTGGTTCTCCAAGCATATGAATCATCATCACAGTTCTTTTCTTGTTCAGCATAGTCTTGTTTCTCTTCTTGAGTCCTTGCAAGTAGGTCTGCTCTATGAGAGAACCCATCAGTGATAACTGTTAGGATTGACTTCTCAATTCCATATTGTTTGTTGAACTCGGGAAGAAGTTTTCTAAGGAAAACTAGTGTTTGGTCTAATGGTGTTCCACCTAGTCTGAAGTTTCTAGGGTGGAAAGTTGTTTCCAAATCCCAGTATCTTCCATCTTGTTCCATAGTCTCAAACCCTTCATAGAACTCATTGTATGTTGTAAGTGCTTTCTCATAGTTTCTCCAACTCATGTTAGAGTTCCACATGTTAGAGTAGATGCAACCTAAGTAACTCATCATTTCTTTATGTTTTCTATTGTTCATTTCATTAGATAGAATCTCAATTAGTTTACCACCGTTTCCATAGTAATCATCTTTTTTCTCTTCTGCTGTATAGTAACAGTCACTGAAAAGATAGATTCTATAAGGGATGTTAACTTTTCTACAGAACTCTGCAAGTATCATTGATTGTTCTAATAGGTCGGTGACTTGATTGTGAATTGAACCACTCCAGTCAAGTAAAACATTCAACCCGTGGTTTTTACCTTCGGGAAGATATGTAGCTCTTTTGAAAATGTCGTCAACGATTTGGTATTTTGCAAGTCTATTCATATCTAACTTACCAGTTTTACCACTGAATGCTTTCTTGGAAAGTTGTGCAGACTGTTTCATTTCAAATTCTTTTGCCATATGAGCAACAATCTTTTTGTTTTTGTTCTCAAGTTTTTTTGCAACAAAACAACCCCTCTGATAATTTTTAGTCCAAGTATCTTCTTGGGCATAATCGGGTTTAGTGTCTACATAGTTTTTCCACTCATTCAAAACTTCTTGGAATGAAATGACATTCTTCTTAATATCAGTATTCTTGAATATTGGTTTTAAGTTGATTGAAGTCTTAATAATATTTTCTTCTGAAAGAAATTGGTCTTCGTTATTGTGTGCATAGTGTTCAGTGATAGATTCTCTAGCACCATCTTCTTGGTCGTGGTATCCATTTGTTTGACCACCTTCTTTACCACCAGTAGACTTGACTTGTTCTTCTGCATCATCAGTGTCACCTTCTTGGTCGACCTCATCGTCTGCATCATCACCACTGTCGGTGTTTAACTCGGGAAGTGTATCCTCTTCTATTTCATCTTCATCTGAATCTCCACCATCAGAAGATTCTTGAGATTCATTTTCCATTTCTTCCATTTCTGATTCTTCTGAATCGTCACCTTCTTCTTCGTCACCAAGGTCAAACATTTGAGGAACTAACATTTCATCATCTTCAGTCCTAGTCTCATTCTCTTTAGAATACTCATAGATTGCAGTAGCACATTCAACAACCTCTTCCCAAGTTTTGCATGATTCTGCCATGTCTAGGAATTCTTGTTCTACTTTGTTGAACTTAAGACCAAGTCTTGAACCAACTTTAGTTTGTAAATTAATTTTGTCAATCAATGAAAGGTCTGCAAGATTTCTTTTCTTAAGTTGGAAGAAGTCCATTTCCATCAATTCATTGTATGCAGTGAAGAAAGATTTTCTTAATCCTTGGAATTTATTTTTGATTGCTTTCTCAATCCTAACATCTTCTACAACATTAAGATATCCTTTAAGTGTTCTATTCATTTCTAATGCAGAGTGTAGTCCTTCATAAGGAGTATTCAATGCATGTCCAACTTCATGTCCCATGAATAGGTCATAAAGTTCTGCAGACATATCTTCTTTAAAGATAGGACAAGCAAGTATCCTATTCTTAACATCGAAGTATGCAGTTGGTATTTTCTTATGGACAACAGTGATGTTCTCTGTAGCCATGAGTTTTGCAAGTTGGTCTTTTTGGTTTTTATTTATCATGTTTTAAGTATACAAAAAAGTGAGGGGCATTGTCAAATTTATTTTTTAAGTTCAACAAACTTTCTCCTCGATTTAGAAAATTGTTTCATTGGGGACTTAAAGATTATCTCATCTTTAGTTCCAGTCTTGATGTATCCAACTAAGTGTCCAGCATCATTGACCATGTAAGTGTGATTGGATACTTCCCAATCTGTAATCTCTTTAAGATATTTCATTAAGCAACCTCTGTCATTAACATAGTGTATGGTTCATAACAACCACTCACACCGATTGCAGAGTTATCACAACCTCTTCCGTCCATCCATATCTCTAAGTCAATTGCATCATAACAATCTGAAGAGAATGTCTGACCCACAAAATCGGTACTTAGATTAGTCTCAAATACATTCTTACCCAGTCTACTGATAGGTTTTACTGAAAGATAATTAGGAGTAACCTCTTTGATTATAGCAGTGGTTGTTATACCATCTATAGTATACTTACAGGTATCATACCCAACTTCTATGTAACTCGTATCCAACATTAAATAGACCTCGCTTCTTTTCTAAGTTCAAATAGTTTTGCAATGAAACCATTTGCACCACCTGTAGGACTTGGTACTTCTGCAATACCAAATTCGTTTTCAATTGCAAAAATTACATTCCAAATATCCTTATCTGCCATAGACAGGATATCTTCCATAATTTCTTGATTAATGTTGTCGTTGTGAATGTTTGACATGTTATCTCCTTTTTTCATTATATACATAGTATACAAAAAAGTGAGGGGCATTGTCAAATTTATTTTAACTTATTTTTTAGAGTATAAGAGGAGTCTTGAAGGACTTTGGTTCTGTCGTCAATTAAAAGGTTGTCGGGATTTGAGGTAAACCACATTGCAATAGTATGTCTAGAACACCTTCTTACAGCATTTACACCATGGTAATGGTATATACCTTGGAAAAGAATGCCCTCACAAGCACTAGGAGAGTGTGTATAACCATGTTCGGGAAAGTATGTCTCTCCATCTCCATAATTATCGTTAAGGGTTAAGATAAGAGTCCACTCTCTACTGGGTTGTTGGTCTAGATTTTCGTCTTCTATTTCCCATCTAGAATAAGTGTCTAAGTGTGGTTCTTGAGTACCACCTATTGGCCACTCATTAATTGATGTCATTTCGGGATAGACTATTTGTGAGTTTTCTTTATAGATTTCTGCAACACACTGATAACCTATTCTTCTGAATATATCTCGAACCCACTGAGTATGGATATGGACTATATCTAATCCAAAGTAATCAGAACCGTCTCCAATACTTCTAAGATGTTTGTGCGTTTTGTGGAAGTGTATCAGTTCCTTTGCTTGTTGTGGATTCACTAGATTCGGAATCTTTATCAGATTGAAGGGTCTTGATGTACTCTGCAATTGCTCTTCGTTTTTCATTTTCTATTCTTTTCCTTTTTTCTTTAGGACGTGATTTCAATGCACGTTCTAATTTCAATTTAGATGCTCGTTGTAGAAACACTATACCATTTAAATGGTCTATTTCATGTTGAGCGCATCTTGCACCAAGACCATCTAATATCAAAGTGTGTTCAGTACCATCACTGTCTTGATATTTCATTTCTATTACTCTTGCTCTTTTTATCATAAGAAATAAATCGGGAAACGATAAACATCCCTCTTTTTGTAATTCTGTTTCTTGGGATAGTCTTGTTATTTCGGGATTAAAGAAAGTTTTGTTTCCTGCATCTGCAGTCTTCATAACAAAACATCTAACATCTAATCCAACTTGATTTGCAGATAAACCAATACCACCAAATCTATCCATTGCTTCAGATAATAGACTCTCTATTTCCTTTGGGTCTTCTGATGGATTATCAAAATCAAATTCTAAAGGAGGTGTTCTTAATACCTTTGATGCTTCTTCTACTAATGTATACATTATCTATCTACTACTCCACTATATTGTAATTTTAACATACTAAATTTTGCCAATCTTCCTAGTGTTGCGAGTTTCTTACCTTCTCTAACTCCTGCATCACTTCTAATTGTCATCTTCAGTTTCTTCATTTCATCGGGTGTATCTATATCTATAAACCATTCTTGAACTGATGCTTTATTTAGATATGCTTTAAAACTTGTGACCAGTGGTAATAATGATGCAAGGTCGTCCCCTTTTTGTTCTGCTGTTTTACCTACTGCTTTTACTAATATTAGTGGAACTTTTGCAGGTTTTTGTAAATTGAAATTATCATATACCCAATTTTTGAAATCTTCTAGTGATAATTCATTTAGTGCTTTACACACATGAGTTCTTTGTATTCTTACCATTGCAGCATACAAATTGTTAGACTCTTCTTCATTTTGAAGATGGTAATCCAAGTATAGTTGTCTGACACCTGCAGTGACTTTTCTATCTCCACTTGCATAAGTACTTTTTGATGCAACCGATTCTATGTTTGGAATTTTAGAATACACTGCATCCCAAAGTTCATCTTCCATAGGTTTAAGTGCTGATTCTTTATCCATCTTTTTAAGTTGAGTCTTAACATAAGAGTTTAATAATGGTTCTGTAGATTTTGTTGTTCCTGCCTTTAATGAGATACCTAGTATCTCTTTATTTTTAAAGAATACAAAAATATCTCCTGCATGATTTTTAGGAACTCCAGTGGGTTTTGCACGATATCCCCATACTACTTTTCGTATAGGTTTAGAAGTATTCAAATCATATAAAAAATTTGTAATGCCAATTGCATTTTCTATTTTCATCTTAACAAACCTTTCTTCCATAGTGCTGAGTCTGTCTATAACTTCTGCAGCAGCATCTGCATCTGAAGATGCATAAGAGGTTTTTGCACTTTTTATATTTAACTTGTAAAGAAACTTTTTAAAATCTTCTACACTATTGGGTCTAAACTTTTTGTTAAATGCTAAACACGGAAACAATTCTGTTATGGATGCATTTTGTGTAGTTTCACCCATGCTCTTACTCTCTAGTAAGTCAACAGGGATGTCGTAAGAATATGCTAGTTTACTTCTTACTAAAGGTTTCTCTAGATGTTCTTTAAAAGATTTCATAGTACTATTTATCTATTCTGCAATTCGGGAGAAGTTTTTATGTTTCTCAAACCTAATTACATCATTAAACTTATCATACAATGCTTCACCTTTATGTGATATGATGAATGCATTAGTTTTCTCTGTAAGTGTATTCAATAGTTTTAAAAAGTCGTCTGTTCCGTTAGTGTCAAGTGAAGAGTCGAACACTTCATCGAGAATGAGCAGGTTAGTGTTAACACTATTTTTCATTCTTGCAATAGTTCTCCATGTAAATAGAATACTTAAATCTATTCTCATTTTCTCACCTTGTGAAAAGTTATCGTATTTGAACACATCTCTGAATCTTGACTTGATTGTTTCCTCAAAGGATTCATCTAATTCAAATCCTACAAAGAACTCCAGTGATGCAAGATACTTGTTTATCATATTGTTCATTACTGGAACATACTGTTTAATAATCTTCTGTTTAACACCTTGGTCTCTCAACAACATTTGTGCTAACTCGTAATAGTGTCCTTGGTCTACAAGTGTTTCTTTTTTAGATAATAGTATCTCTAATTTACTTTCATTCTCTTCTATAGATTCATGTGTGTTAGAGGGGACGTTTGCTTCAATCTGTAGGTCTTCTATTTCTTTGTTAAGTTTCTTTATGTATTTCTGATTAGAAATAATTTCAGTTTGGATAACTGCAATTTGTTTTTGAAGAGATTCTATTCCTTGTTGGACTTTTCCGATTTCGTCCATTCTGTTGGAGGAGTCTGTGATTGTGTCTTCAATTTGTTGGAGTGCAGATACCAGTTCGTCCTTCTTCTTCTGTTTCTCTGCGATGTGAGTTTTTTTGTGTTCCTCATCTAATCCTTGTTTACATGTTGGACATTCATCATTCTTTTCATAGAATGATATTTCTTTTTCTACTTTTCGTCTGTTCTCTTCCATCTTCTTTTCAAACTCTAGAGCTTGTTTCAGACGGTCTCCTTGTGGGTCTCTATCTGAAATTGAAGATGTTTTTTCTTTAATGGTTTCAGTTTTTAATTCAACCTTTTCCATAAGTGAGTCGACATTATCTTCAGTTTCTTTTATAGTAGACTGAAACTTACCTATCTTCTCATCACGATTTACACGAAGTGCAGTCAACTGTTCATTCAAACCATTGATTCTCTCTTCCATAATATTTATTTCATGTTCATTCTCACGTTGCTCTACAACGTAATTACTGACTCTTTTTCTTAGGATGTCACTCATAGTCGAAAAGATAGATATGTCTAATAGGTCTTCGATAAGACCTCTTCTATCCTTTGCTTTCAATTGCATGAATGGGACAAAGTTTGCAGAACCTAAGATTGCAACTTGGGTGAATGAACGATAAGACATCTTAAGAATATTCTTTTCTAATTGTTCTTGGTAATCCTTTACTGTTGCATCTTGGTTGACGAATACTCCATCAACATGTATCTCAAACTTATTAGGTTTTGCACCTCGCATAACCTTATACTCTTTTTTACCTATGTTAAATTCAACCTCTACTATAAGTCCTTTCTCGTTAACACTATTAATAAGAAGTTCTTTCTTTAAGTTTCTGAACCCACGACCATAAAGACCAAAACACAATGCATCTAAAAGTGTAGATTTACCTGCACCATTCTCTCCAAGTATTAGGGTTGTTTGGTGTGCATTTAGGTCTATCTCTGTAAAATTATTTCCCGATGAAAGTAAATTTTTCCATCTTACCTTTTTAAAATTTATCATAAGTAATTGTGTTGGTCTAATGCTTCATCATATAGGGATGTCATTAAGTCATTGAGTGGTTTTTTCTTTCCTTGTATTTCTAAACTATCTACATATTTCTCTACGATAGTTAAAGTGTCTTCGATATCATCTATCTCTGAATCATCAAAGAAATCCATATGTTTATTATCATCTACTACTTGTAGGTGAAGAGGATTCTCGGCATGGACTTTATCCAAGAATGTATCAAACCAATATGGATTGTCTTTGTTTATAACAATAAGTTTTATAAACTTACCATTCACACTTGATAAGTCCTTTTCAGTTATAGTATCAAAAGTTTCTTTGCTGTCGTCATAGAAAACTTTCTCAAACATTTCAAGTGGATTGTGAACTGGTGTTATTTCTTGTGTTTCGGTATCGAAGATATGGAAGTATTTGTTGTCTCCATAGTCCGACCATGTGAATTGCATTTGACTTCCTAAGTATCTAATATTACCAACTTCTGATTTGTGATGGAAATGACCACTCAAGACTTGTTCAAATCTTTTTACATAAGTATGGTCTAATCCATGTGGACAATTGAATCCTGGCTGCATCAATGCACCTTCAAACTCAAAGTGACCCCAACATTGGGTTGCCTTTGCAGAGTGTAAAAACTCTACTGTATCTGCATAATTTTCGGGATTAATCCACGGAACAAGTGCAATAGGATATCCATCATATTCTTTTACTTCGGGTTCTTGTATAACATTAATGTTTGATTCATTGAATAGTAAAAGTTCGGGTGAGTTGACATCATTTGTATTCTTATAATAAGTGTCATGATTACCAAGAATTAAATCCATTTGGATTCCTCTTTCTACTAAAGGTTCAATGAAGTGTTTACGATTAGCATGTAGACTGGAAAAGTTTACATACTTCCTTCTATCAAAGTAATCTCCCAAGTGAATCACTTGTTTGATATCATGTTCATCTAGATATGGGAAAAATATTTCCTCGTAGAAACGACCTTGATATTTTGCCATTTCCAACATATCCGACCTAACACCTGCATGGGTGTCATTTAAGATTGCTATTTTCAATTATTCCTCTTCTTCTGAGAAGTTAGTTTCTAAATTATTCTTTGTTGATACTCTTTTAGATTTACGAGGTTTATACTCGACATGATTCATATTTTCGTTCATCCACTCAACATTTGTGTTAATAAGGGTTGGGTCATGAATGCCATCTATAGTTGTAAATGAATCTAATGTTAATGCAGATTCTATTGTTGACTTTTGTTTGATGTAAACCTGTTTCTTTTCTTTTTGTATTCTTCTTAAGAAAGCATAGTAACAGATTTGGGTAACATATGCGAATGCATTGTTGGACTTCTCTACTTTAAAGTTCCCAATGTATTGAATACAGTTTTCAATTGCATCACAAATCATTTCATCTCTATATGTGTAGTTGATGAAGTTTGGTCTTGTAGATAGACGGGTTGCAATTTTATAAATGCACTCTCCTATGTACTCTGACATTTGTGGTGCTTCCTTTCCTTCAGAAAGATTGGACTGTATCTGACTTACATAATCTGCAACTGCAGCTGTAAAGTCTTTATTAGATACATAATGAATTGCTTTTTTGGGGTCTTTTTTTGTTGTCATACCTCTATTATACGGATAATTCTTTAAATTCATAGAGGGTTTTTGAAATAAAATAATTAAACTTTTTTAAGAAACCCTCTTGTAGAATTTGAAATCATATGATATTATTAATATGTCCCGAGGGGATATACTATAATAAGGGATTAAGTGTAGGTTATAACTCTACTCTTTGCAGGATTATTAATTGCACGACTCATTCTATCGATATCACCAACGGCAAGTTCAAACATGCACCAACCTAAAATTGTATATATTATATAGTGTTTCACAATCTGTCCAATCCTACGTTGATTAAGTAAAAGGACAAGAGCATAAAACCGAAAACGAGGACTTGCACGACTGACATTATTGCAACTTGTTTCATTGGGTGAACTTCAACAATTTTCTCAATCCAAGATTCATCAGGTGAAAGGTTTACAACCTGTAGTATTTTCTTTTCAGTATCGGGTTTTGTAAACCAAGGAACGTACATTACTTTAACTCCACCTCTATAAACTTACCAATCATATTGATATCTGCATCACTCAACATTCCTGCTTGAGCCCACATAGTAGAAGACATATTACCGACTGTCTCTCTATTTTTATATGCATTGAGTTTACTTACAATGTAATCTTGTGATTGACCTGCAAGTTTAGGAAAGACTGCCATACCTTGACCTTCTGCACCGTGACAAGCTGCACACCCACTCCATAGACTTCTAATAGAAGAGAACTCATCTGCATTTGCAAGTGCATTTTTTCTTTGTTGTATTTCTGATGCAGTTCCGTTCAATGCAACATAGTCAACATAACACTGACCAGTGCATGAAGTATTACTACTATATCCACTGTATTCTAAGTTTGGATATACTTTTGCAACAAAGAAAGTTGCGATTGCAATACATCCTAATAGAGACATTCCTAATTCTTTCATATTATACTCCTGTAAGTGAAAGTACTGATAAACAAAAAATAAACGTAAGTGTACCGATTTCTAATTTATCTCTCATAGGGATGCCCTCGATAGATACATTATCATAAATGGTAGTAAGAACGGAAGAGTCATCAGCACTAGAAATTCGATAGTGTCAACCAGTTTTCTCTTTACAGGTCTAACTTGATGGTTGACTTCTCTAGCTTTTCGCACCATGCTCTTCGCAAAAAAAGTTGCTGTGGTCATGGTTTTCCTAAAGTTAAGTTATAAGTATTTTGTATAATGTGATATAAATCTATGTTATACGCACATATTTAGACAAACTAAAATCCTAATGAATTTTCTTAGGGTCGGATGGTGCAAGAAGAGAATCTTCTTCTAAGAACTGTTCCTCTTCCAGTTTATCTAATTCTTCATCTGACATTCCTGCAACTAATTTGTTGATGGTGTCTTTGATGTATTCCATTTTAGGCATCTTGTTGGTTAAAGGGATAGATTCAGTTTCTACCATAGTTAACCACTTTGAGGATGCTTCATCATAAAAGGGGATGTATTGTTCACTCATTTTACTTCTATGAAGAACATGTTCAGTGTCTATAGAAATCATTGAGTCTGAACTTACAGGTGTGTAAGGTATAAAGGTTGCAAGAGTATTAGTTAAATCTAATCTTGAAAGTTGACATACCATAGGTGCAGTAATCCTTATAGTATCTCCTACTTCTTCTACCATACCACAAATCTCAGCACCCGTTATTATTTTTATTACTTCGTATCTCATAAGTTGAATTGTTTTATTTCGTATTTAAATCCTTCTTCGTTATAGATATTTATTCTTTCTTTAAGGTGGTTAAGTGTATAGTTATTACATTGTAAATCATCTGCAATGTCAAACAGTCTCATTTCTGTTTTGCCTTCAGTCTTACGAAGTCCTCTACCAATTGATTGTAGATTTCTAATTCTTGATTTGGATGGTGATGCAAAAACCACATTATCAATTTTCTTAATGTTCACTCCAGTTGAGAATGTACCATAAGATGCAAGTATAACATTGTCTTCTGCTTTCTCTACGATTGTTCTGACTTCTTCTCTATCAGTTACATCAGTTCCACCGTAAACATAGTGTAGTTTATCATCAAGTCTCTTAAACATTTTACCATGTAAGACTGCACCATGTTTCTCTACATATTGAAACAAGACTAATGTATTTCCTTTAAGTGAATATACAAGATTACAAATAAATTCGTTCCTACTATCATTGCCGACCAAGTAGTCCATCTCTTCTTGGTAGTTTCCTTTCTTCTGTTTAGTATGACGAAGTATGATACAATCAATTGAAAGATTTGCAATAGTTCCATCTTCCATTAAATCTTTAGTTGATATAACTTTTTTGACTGGGCCGAACAAACCTTCGAGTTGTAATCTATGAACCTCTGAACCATCCAGTGTTCCAGTAGTTCCAAATCGTATTGCAGTTTTTTTCATCTTCTCTAAGATACCTTTGAGAACATCTGCTTTGAATAAATGTGCTTCGTCACCGACAACCATATCAAAAGAACTTAACACCTCCTTTGGTGCTTTTGCGAATGATTGCCATGTGGTGATTGTTATTGGTGCATCAAACACTTCTTGTCCATGATATATCTTACAGACTCTTTCCTTATATCCATACTCTTCAAAATCTTTTGTCATTTGTTCTACTAGTGATGTAGTAGGAACTATGATAACCGTTTTAACATCATAGTATCTTGCAAGTAAGTATATAATCAATGACTTACCACTTGCAGTTGGAGATAGTAATAGTTGTCTCCCATATTGAACTGCAGTATTGAATGCATCTATCTGATAATCTCTTGGAGGAAAAGGTAAGTCTAAATCTGCTAACCATGACTGACTACACTTCTCTCTATGTTTAACACCAATAACATCTTCAATCCCTTCAAACTCATATCCTCGTTCTTTACAGAACTCATCTATGTAAGGAAGTAATCCTATGTATATCTTTCTTGTTTTGATTGAGAATAAACGAACCTTACCATCCCACCATTTGTTTCTGTAGGAAGGCATAAACTTTGCATTTGGAACTGTAAAGGAAAAGAAGTCAAACAAGTCTTTTGCAAGACCATCATCGGGACACTCTACTTTTAAAAAAACTTCGTCTATCTTAGAGACACGAACTGTATTAGACATAAGGTTGACCGTTAAACCACACAACTAGTGATTTTCTTGTACCTCTTAAAACTGGTGTTACTTGATGATAAACAAACGAAGGAAATACCACAACACTTCCTTTTGCCTTTGCAGAAAATGGAACGGTTCTTATAGATTGATTAATGTCTATGCTAGTATCTTTCTCTGTAATTTTATCTAACTGTCGGTGAGGTTCTAACCATTGAAAATGCCCACCCTCATAATCATCGGGGTCTGATAATTGTATAGTCATACTTAACTTTCTTATAACTCCATTTGGTAATGGTTCTGGCCCTGCATCAGTATGCCATGTATAGAAGTCCCCTTTCTTCTTATTAGGTTGTGCATCATAAACTGTATACTGAGGTGGTTCATTCTCTGTGATTAAATCAGTCCATCCACTTTCATCACATGCAAGATACAATGCTTCATACATCTTATCTATAAGTTCTTGTGGCATTTCGTGTCCACCAAACCATTTTACTCTCGAACTTCTAATGTCCTCATTGAAATCACCTTTTAGACCACCATCTCCATCGGGGTCTTGTTGTCCCATTCCAATCTCTGCATCCATGAAATCAATCTTATTTGCAGTTTTATGAAAAAGTTCTACTTCTTTGTCATTGAAAAAGGATGGTGCATTCCAAATATAATTCTTTAGTATCATTTAACTTCCTGCCATGAACTTTCTCCAATCAATCGTATTACGAATTGTTTGGTGTCTCCAAGTAATGTTTTGCATACACTCTTTGAGAAAGTCTATTGTTATTTTTAAGTAATCTTGTTTTGCCTTCATTTCCATGAGGTCTTTATCTGAATTGTAAAAGTAATGCATGTCTGCTTTCATGACATTAACACCGTCAAGTGGGTCATGTTCCCATCCCAATTCATTAATTCTATCCATGTCCATTTTACCGTTATACCATAACCACTTATCTTTGAGTAGTTCATTGTATTTAAATTCGTATTGTTTTGCTAATAAAAGTTTACTGGTTAGTAAGTCTTGGTATTTTGCATGTAGTTTAGGGACTTCAAGTGATGCATTATCTAATTCGATATCATCTATCTCACAATCTTCTTTCCACATGGTTTTTAATTCATCTAAGTTCATACTGTATATTATACCACAAAAAGTGGGTTTTATGAAGTGGTTTCTATATCGTAATAAGTAAATCTAAATGTTGCTGTACACACTACTGGTTCAGTTTCAGAACCTGACTCTAATTCCATTCCACTGATTCCAGTAGGGAAACAGTCATAGAACCTTAAAAACTTATTTGGAATGTTTTTATTAGTGTTCATTACAAGTGTAATCATTGAATACTGATTTAAGTCATTGTTTATTGCTGACAACCTACCAGTTGGAGTTTTTACAGTTTCAACATAGTTTTCAAAATCTGATGGGTCTTTGATTGGAATAATTGCATTCATCCAATCATACACTTCTTTGAAGTTTTCCAAATCTTCATCGACAAGGAACTGCACTTCTAAGTTATCAAAGGAAACTTTGTCGCCTGGAAAAAATGCATCTACTCCAACACCTGCACCAGTTTCCACTTCTGTAAACTGTAAGCCAGGAATATTAACAGACCTAACATAGTATTCCACTGTAGGAATCTTGTCTATGATGAGTCTGAAATTATTCTTATTAAGAATAGATGTATTGATATTAGTTGTCAAGTTTTAATACTCTCTTGTTTGTTGAAGTGTCCATGTAGTCATTACCTCTATATTCTCTTGTAACTACCTCTTCACAAAGATATCCGTCCTTTTCATATAGTGTGGTAATCTTTCTACTGATAACTCCTTCCGTTGTTTCTTCACCATTTGGGAATGCTTTAGTTGACCATGGCCCTTCTAAAACTTTCACTGTTCTTTCATAATCTGTCATTTAATTCTCCGTTATACAGTTATTTATGTTTTTTTCATCACCGTTTTTGGTGAAATGGAATCTTTCTCAAATTCCTCTCTCCAAACTTTCATGTCACCATTTTTAACAAGTTGTATGAGTCGTTTGGATTTATCATAATCATACTCACCTGTTTTGTATTTTACCAATACTCCACACTCAAAGGTTCTGCAAGTGTATGGTCGTTTATCATATACTCTGCATATGCCATTTGATGTTAGGTTTGTGCAACCACCCCCATCAAAAGTTACACTATGTGTAAAGTCTTGACCTTCATATGAGGTAATATCCTTTACATCGAATAGTTCGTATTCTTTATCAAAGAGGTGGATTGTCTCATTCGGTTGTGAACAACACAAATTGCACGATAGACAAATATTATTTTTCGATGACGAACTCATTCAATTGTCTTGCAACTCTAATGACTTCTTCACCAGTGATTTCTCTTAATGGTAAAGGTTTTTTATCATTTGGGAATGAGTCGTTGTGTGCGTAGATAGCATCAACTTCCCTCTGATAATTAGAAGTCAATAGTCCTTCTGCTTGTGATAATAGGTCGGCTCTGATTTCGAACCCCGATTTATTTAAATTACTCATATTTTTCTCCTGTGTGTATGTGTAATGTACTTTATTGTACCTTGTATTTAGGTTGACAATCCCCTCCACTTTTTGGTATACTAGTAAAGTAGGAAATCGAGACGGAAGTAAGTTGGTTGTGAGAGGTTGTTCCGTATAGAAAAGGTGTTCCACACTGTTAAAGTCAATTAAGACGTGGCATATAATCGTGAGGTGTGGATAGAATCCGAACAGAGAAGTACTTGAAATTTTTGACGAATTGGGAAAGTATGGTAAACGAATTTCTTTATGGTCACTACCTATTGACCTAGATAAAATTGAGGTAAGGCCTCACTAGAAGGACACGGTGTAAAGAATTGGGTTAATCCCCAAGACATTGAACGATTAGAGTCAACTTTGAAGGAAAGGATAATAAGGCATGATTCGGAAGGATGCAGTCCCAGTTTAAAGATAAAAAAAAAGGTCTCGTGAGAGACCTTTTTAGTATTCCGATTAAGGAATGAGACTTTCGTCTTACAGAATGTTTGACACTGCAAATTTTCTGTAGTACTGGTTAGTACCTGCTGATGCAAGTCCGTTTGCTGGTGTAGCACCGACAAATGGATTTGAAACCATACCATATCTAGTTTTGAAACCGATTTTTGGTTGGAATGTGTTCTCACCGACTGCACGAACCATTTGTAATGGAACGTATGGGCAGTAGAAAAGACCTGCGTCATAAGGGTTAGTACCTCTATAACCTACTGTTAAGTAGTCAACACCTGCATAAGGGTCAACATATACTTTAACTCTACCGTTTAATAAACCAGCAAAAGTATTACCAGTATCATCTACGTTTAGGTTAGTTGAAAGAGCTGGAGCGTAATCTAATACACCTGCCATTGACAATGCACTTGCTACGTCTGAAGAACATAGGATAAAGTTACCTTTTCCTCTTCTTGTTTCTTTAGCAATTGTGTTTGATTCTCTTTCGATTTGGAATAATAAACCTTTGAATTTCTCAACAGACCATCTTCCGTTTGCATCTACATCTAAGTTGAATGTACCTGCAGAAGCAGTTGCTGATGCACCTGTTTTTGCTTGTACGTTTACTGTTCTAACAACTTCTCTGTTGATTTCTGCAAGAATTTCTGATGAAAGAATATTCGCAAGTTCTGACTCAGCGTCAAGACCGTGGATTGCTTTGAGGTCTTGTGCAAGTTCTAATGTGTATTCTGCTTTTAATGCTCTTGATTTTGCAGTAACAGTTGCTTTCTCTATTGAGAATGCCATCTGAGCAAAACCGTTTGATGCTTCAACATCACCTAATGCTTCTGCAGATGCAGTAGTCATTCCGTTTCCAGTATGAGTTGCATAGTCAGAGTTAAAAGGGTCTGAGTTAGCCGTAGCTTGTAGTCCAGCAGTTACTGTTTGATTTTCTGATGAGTAACGTGATTCAACTTCGTTGATTCCCATTGCTTCAGTTTTATTTACAACAGATTCTGATGGATAGTCGTTATACCTTGCTTTCATTGCAAAGATAAGTCCTGTCGGGCCAGTCATAGGTTGAACGCCACAAATGTCGTATGCAACGAGATTTGGCATAGCTCTTCTAACTAGGGATATTAAAATCGGGTCCCAGTTTGAAATTGAACTACCAGTAGCATTTAAAGGTGCTGCTTCCGCCAATTGAGCTCTGTCTTCGTTTAGAGCATTCTCTTGGTTTTCAAGGATAACAGCAGTAACAGCACGTTTGTAGTTGTCTTCGATTTTTGGTAAATCGGCGTGTTCTAGAATCGGTTGCCACTTTTCTTGTAAGTTTTCTGATAAAAACATTTTATTTCCTTTATTAAGTAAGTCTTAACCTAATGGTTTTAACTTACTGATTGCTTGTGTATACTTTGCCATTGTAGGGTCTTTCTGAACTTCTGTAGATTCCTCTACTTTAAATTCTTCAGAACCTTCAACAACTAAAGTTTCTTCAACTACACTTTCACCTTCTGCAGGGAAGTATGCTTCTTTGATTTCAGAAATCTTCTCAGCGAAGTCTTCTGCATCTTTAAAGTCTACTCCTTCAGCAAGTGAAGATAGTTTCTCTTTTTGTGTTTCAGTCAAATCTTTCGATGCGTCTGAAACTACGTTATCTCTTTTGAGGGTGTCTAACTCTTCAGTGATGTCCATATTTCTATTTACTTCACCGTCAAGTTTTTGTTCCATCTCGTCAAGACGATTTGCAAGTTCATCGATAACATCATACTTATCTTCAGGAACGTCAACATAATGTTCTACGAACAATGTTTTCAAACCTTCGATAAAGTTTTCTGTCATTTCTGACCTTAAACCACGTTCTATAGCAAGTTCGTTTTCTTTCGTCCACTCTTCTGCACAATACGTTAAGTACTTATCAACTGCTTCCGATAGGTCACCTTTGACAGTCTCAACTGTGGTTTTTAATTCTGCTTCATATTGAGCTTTCAATTCTTCAGATACTTCTTGTACCTTACTTGAAACTGCTGCTTTGAAGATTGTTTTTGCCTTTTCTGCATTTTCTTCAGAAAGGTCTAATGCTTCTGAAATTGCTGATAGGTCGTCATCTATTTCAATTTCAACAAGAGATGATTCTAATTCAGATGAAATTTCTTCAGAAACAGATTTCTCTTCTTCTTCTTGTTCACCTTCTTCGTCTTCTTTCTTCTTGTTTGCGTTCAGTTTACCATAAGTTTCTGTAACTTCTTCTTCAGTCATAGACTTCAAAGACTCTACTACTTTTCTAGCAACTTCTGCTTTTGTCAAACTTTCGTCAACTTCTTCTTCAGATATTGTTCCCAATATTGATTGGATGTCTTCCTTAGTCATTTCCTTCATATTGTTGACGATAGCTTTGATTGATTCCATTTTTGAAGATTTGACTTCGTCTTTTTTAGACTCTTCTTCATCTTCTTTGATTGAATCTGCTTTTTCAGATTTACCAGCATTTTTCTTCTGAGCATCACCTTCGTTAGATGGTGCTGTTTCAGCTTTCTTTACTGATGCAACTGCTTTGTCAACAGGATTTTCTTCGGGTTTGACGACTTCAACTTTACCACTTCCAATTTCTGCGGCATCAGATGAACCTTGTTTGACTGGTTTTGAATCTCCTTTTTCAGCACCGTCATGAGGTTGTTTTACCTCTTCGATACTTTCTAGGTTGTTTTCTAAATCTGCCATTTTTTTCTCCTGTTATTAGTTTCTAATGAACTACTTAATTTATTTATATGTTATAGACTCTCAACGAACCTTTTCCATAGATTTAACTTGGTTTCTTCCAATTTATTTAGTTTTGCAGTTTTTAACTCGTTTTGCATCTGCTCAACTTGAACTGCAGTAAGTATACCATTCTGATATACCCATTCGACTCCTTCCATTATTCCTTCAACGAATGCTTCAGGTGCAGACGGGTCTGCAACTATATCACCTGCTGTTGCAAGTTGGAAATCACCTTTTACCATTTGTGCGCCACCTTTTTGTTCTAGTGAACCTAGACCTCTAGATGAAACACCAAGTTTTGCACCATCATTGATAAGTGCTTTAACTATTTCTCCATTAGGAGTACTTAATATTTTTGCTTTACCCACGTAATTTTTACCTTCGAGTGTAAGTGATTCTATTAAGTGTGAAACTTTGTCTAAATTGATTGTTGGCCCTTCAGGATGTCCTAACTCACCAAATGCTCTTTGTTTTTCTACAAACTCTTTTGTATATCGTTCAACTTCCTTTTCCATCACTTCCATAGGATAGATTCTACCATTCCTATTTTTGATGTCTGCTTGCATAAAGACCCCTTCTATGAAGTAGTCTTTACCTTTACCGTCTTTTGATTCGGTGATGATTGGAGATATTGTCTCGTTAAATTCAGCTATTAATTTCATTTATAATGTCCTCTAATTTTACTTCTTGCATATCGGATGATGACATAATAGATTTTATCTGTTTCATCTCCTTCTCTGCACCTTTTAAGTCTTTGTAAGGTTTCTCACTGAATAAATTACCATCTATATACACATTAACCTTACCTTTGTTATCAGTGTATACTATTTCAACTTTCGATGAACCAACTTTAGTAACATCTCTCTTCAACTCTTTCTCTCCACGAGGAAGTTTAAACTTTGCCTCGTTTAGTTCGATTTGCATTGAAGAAAAACTTTTCATTACATTCCTTGTGTTTCTGCTGATTGATTCATCCAATCAACTTGTAGTTCTACTCTTTTCATGTCCACGGTCTCTGCTGCTTTCTGCTTGATACCTTGGTCTATTAGTTCCTTTGCATCAGAAAGACTACCTTTTTCTATGGTGTCAACTATCTGTTTTGCTATTTCACTACTCATTATTTATATCTCCTAATATGATGAAAAACCGTCATCGTCTTGGTCTGGCATTGTTTCCTTTTCAGTTTTTATCTGCTGGTCAAGAAGTTCAATGTCCTCTTCTGTTTGTCTAAGTATATACTTTCTTACATATTCATGTGAGAAGTATTGACCGACATACTCTGATGCACCTTGTAATGCATCTAATCTTTCTTTAAAAATCTCTTGTTCTTTTAATTCTGTAAAGTGATTATCTGCAGTAAAGTCGTATTGGATAAAGTCTTTAAACTTATCAAATTCTTCTTGACTTACTATCTCTTTAAGAATAACTTGAGTTCTTAAAATGTCTGTAAATGTTCTAGCAAACTTCTTCTGAAGTCTGTTAGTGAACTTATTAAATTTAAGTTCGTCTCTACTAATCTCTGAAGAACGACCCATGTTAAACCCATTGTCGGACTCCATTCTTGACGAAGGAACATTCAGTGATTGATATAGTTTCTTCTTGAAGTATTCTATATCATCTATTTCTGAAAGATTCTGTCCGCCAGGCAGTGTAGTAATCTCTGTTCCTCTACCACCCTCTCTTCTCGGCAACCAAAAGTCTTCTAACATACTCATATGTTTTCTATCGTCTTTTATCTCACCAGTATCTGCATTGTAAATAAGTTTATTTCTATACTTATTCATAGTCTCTGCAAGGTACTGTTCTGCCTTTGCTTTTGGAAGGTTTCCTACATCAATGTAGAAAATTCTTCTTTCGGGAGCTCTTGATAATCTATAAATTACAAGTGCATCTTCCATCATTGATAACTGATTTGAAGTTTTCAATGCTTTATGCAGATACCCGATAACTGCATTTTTGTTGTAGTCTAAAAGACCCGAAGTAGTGTAACATACTGCTTCAGGTGCAATTTTAAGTGTAGAACCTTCTACAGCACTACTCTTGTCGAATCCTTTATCGTTGAAGACATAAAATTCTTCAATAGACTTGATTCTTTTAATTCCGTCTGAACCCTTTTCTTCTTCTACGTTTCTAACTTTCTTAATTTTAAGAGGGTCTACGTTTCGTAAATCCACAAGACCCAGTTTCGGTCTTTTAGTGTCAACGACTTTATGGAAGTATATTCTTCCATCAACGTACCATTTTCTGAATAATTCATGAGAGTTCTGATTGAACTTCATTAGAGATAGGATATGACTAAATTCGTCTTGCATCTTTTTCTTGATGCTGTCTGAGAGTTTGACATCTCTTAAGTCAAGTGTAACTATCCTATCAGCACTATCCGATGTGATACACTCATTTATAATGTCTTCTATAGCTGCATCACATTCAGGCACTAGGGATGTTTCTCTGTATCTACGAATGAGTTCAACCTCATTCTTAATACCACCATCCATATCAACATAGGCACCATAAGCACCTCCTGCAATATACCCTGCTTGTTGTGCAATGACGGGTGTTCCGTCATCGTCTACAGGTGGAACAAAAGACTGTCCTTGTTTAACAGTCGTTGCTCTTAACTCGTCTTTCTTACGAGATATTTCAAATCCAAATATTTCCATACTATTATTTATAACACCTTCGTGAGTGTTATTTTCACTTTAATTCTACTTAAACGACTCTTTCCCAGTGAGAATATGAGAATGTTGTTTCAAATTCTTCCAAAGCATCACCGTTTTCATAAGATAAATCGATTGTACCGATTGAATTTGGGAACATATTAAAGAACTCATATCTCGCAAGGACTGAATCATCTTTACCTAACTGTTCTACGAATGCACGAGAAATTAAGTAATCAGTTGAAGTTGCACCATCAGAAGTTCCAAATCCTTGGATTTCTTCTTGCCATGCTTCTAAAGCAGTTCTTGCAGAGAACTCATTATCGTTTATAACAGTGATACTCCAATCTTCAAAAGTTCTATCACCTGCAAGTTTAAGTACTTGACCTCTGAACGGGACTTCTACTGGAGTGATTGTAGCAGCAGGTATACTTGTTGCTTTACACAAAAACTCTATCTTGTTTCCTGTTCTAGGAACAAACACCCTAAATCTGTTAGCTCTTGGGCCACCTCCGATTAATTGTGCTTTAAATTGGTCTATTGTTGCCATGTTTTATTTCTCCTTAAACTGCACTATATATTTCTTCAAACTCAACACCACTTCTAGCAGCAATAAAGTTTAAAGTTATGAAGTTAATAGATTTTGCAGGTTTTACGAAGATTGAACATACAAACTCATTTCTGTCTATAACAGTGTCTGTATTGTTTGTTTCATCACAAATAACTGAATAATCTACTAATCCTCTTCTGTTTTTAACATCTCTTAAGAAAGGTTCTACTGCAGCTCTAAATTGAGCACGAGTAAATGCATCGTTAAATTCAAACAACTGAGCTTTAGCTGCAGTTGCAATTGCTTTCTCTAATACTATGAATAACCTTCTTACATTAATTCTATCAAATGCACTAGGTGTTGTTAATGCAGTCTTATCTCCATATAACAATGTACCTTGGCCTGGGAATGTGACTACAGGGTTAACTCTTGCACGATATAAATCGTCTCTTGAACCTTGTTTTGGATTGAATGCAAGTTTAGTTATACCTAAGTATTGACCTCTTGAGAACCCAGCAGGAGATACCCATGCATCTCTTAATAGGTCTGACCTTGCCATAATACCTGCAGTGTGTCCGTTTGCAGGAATCCATCTGTATGTGTCATGGAATCTATCGTATTGATATACCCATGTTGAATCGATAACTGCATAAGAACTTGATGTTGCTGTATTTGCAGTTGTGATTACATTACTTGATTGTGTTTCTTCTGATGAAACACCCACGACATCTGCATATCTTGGTGAACATATTGCCATACAGTCCTTTCTTGTTTCACAAAGAAGGATTGCTTGGTTTGTTAATGTTGTCCAGTCTGCAAGAATGTCTTGTTGAACACCACTTCCGTTATCAGTTCTTGTTGAACCTACTAATAACATTGAGAAGTCGATAGTTTCTGCATCACCGAAGTGAGTTGACCATGCACCATGTTTCTCACCTGCAGTAGATATTCTACCATCTGCACCACCACTTAATGATGATGAGAAAGGTGTTGATGGGCCAGTAAATACATTACTTACTGATTGTGCAAGTGTTCTACTTTCTGATACTGTTAGGTCTGTTGCAGTGTTATGTCCACTCCAATATACCCATGATGAACTATTTGATACTACATCTTTATAGTATAATGAACCACCTTGTGCATCTTTAGCATCTGATGCAAGTGATACAAAACCATATGATTCTAAAACTGTTCCTGATGCACCTGAAATTGCACCATCTTCGTCAATAACTACAATGTGTAGTTCGTCTGCACCTGCACCTGCAAGTGTAGCACCTGAAGATGTGCCTGGTGCTTTACTGAATAATGCATAGTGTTCCCAATATCTTGATACTTGAACACCAGTTGCAACATCAACTGTTAAACCAGTTCCAGCAGGTTGTCCTACTGCTTCTACTGTTAAATCGTTTGAATTGATTGCAGTAATTTTATATTCTGTGTTGTGTCCTGCAAATCTGATTATATCTCCAACGATGAATACTGCACCACTTACTACGGAAATAACAGTTTGTCCTGTTCCTTCGTTTCCGTCTACTGTAGTTACGTTATCGTTGTAGTATGCGTCTGCACTAGCACATGATGATACTTTTAATGAGTTACCTAGTGAGCCTGGGTTTCTTGCTATCCACTGTCCTGCAGTTCCTGCTTGTCCACCACTCTTATAAGTGTTTACATAGTCATCGTTGTTTTTTAGTAATGAAGAGGCATTTCCACTTGCATTTGCACTGAAAAGACCGTTTGTGTTTACCCTAACGATTCTTAAAGAAGAACCATATTTAAGGAAGGATTCTGCTGTGTAGAAGTCTTCAGCTCCTGCAACTGAATTTGCTGGTGAAGAAAAATTGTCTACCAAACCCTTTGCATCTGAAACTGTTACAACTTCATCAACAGGGCCCCAATTAAATGAACCTGCAAATGCACCAGTTGTACTGGATACTGCTGGAACAACATTTGTCAAATCTATTTCTGAGATTTGAACGCCTGGTGATACTTGAAATGTCATACTCTTTTACTCCTGTTAATGTAAAAAGTGTTGTTTACTGTTTTATTTATAACAAATAAAAACCCACCAACACATGATTTTTTACGATTGAAACCACCTATCTCCTTCTTTATCTACAAATGATACTTCTTCTGCAGGGGTTGAACCAAAAACACCTGCTGGTAATAGGTCTTCTTCAATCATTTTTTGTTGTTCTGAATACAACAAGTCTTTAACTTGTGAATCCGTTAAATGATAGAAAAATTCTGTTGTTACAAACCATGCAAATAATACACAATTCATAACCATGTCATCATGATATCCCTTTGCAGCTTCATAAGAATTACCTTTGTTAACAAATGTTAGTAATTCAGTTATAGTTGCACGGTCAATTAATTCTAATCTATTTTCTTCTAATAATTCTTTTAGTGTTGAACAACCAATCCTTTTGATTTTTCTGTTCATTGTTACACCGATATCTTCTTGTTTTGTCATCCCTTGCACAAAAACATTAGGATATTCTATATCATAGTGTAATTGAGTTGCAACTGTACCACCTTCTGCATTGTTCTCTACTATCACTAATGCTTCGTTGTATGGTTTTACATACTTACTTATCATGTCGGGAAGTAACATAGGTGAGAGCATATTGTCTCTAAATGTTGCAACTTGTTTAAATGGTTGACTACTCACATCGAAAATACTAAATGTTGAATAATCTATTCCTCTACCCTTAGAAACATCAACTGTACATACATATGAATGCCCTTCTTTGGGTCTTTCGTATATATTTATATTATCTCTATTCCAATCAGGGTCTACACTCCTTAGTCCTAGTAAAACATTACTGTTTATGAGGGTATTACCAGTTCCCAAGAATGAGTTACCATACTCCTGTTCGAACTGAGTTTCGGATGTGTTTGCAATGGTCTGTTTCTTCCACTCTTCATCTCTGCCTGGCACATCAAACCAGTTGATAAGAAAGTTTTTGTATTCAGATTGTTCCTGTACTGCACTCTCATATATCTTATAGAACATATTACCAACACCATTTGCAGTAGATGTAATAATAACCTTTGAATTTTTACCCGAGGTAACAACAGGATAGGTAGATGTATAGAACTCTTCTGCATTTTCTACGAACGCAAACTCATCAAGATACAAGAGGTTTATAGATAATCCACGAATAGAACTCGAAGATGTTGCAGCTGCAACGACCTTAGAATCATTTGCAAATTCTATATTACCTTTGTTAAGAATCTTTACGCCTGGCTGTAAAAAGAATGGAACACTCTCTAACATGGTAACAATACGAGATATCATTTCCCTTGCAATTGCACCTTTGTTTGCAAGTACAGCGACAGTTACTTCGGGGTGAAATAGTAGATACCATAATAGATATGCACATGATGTGATTGACTTACCACTCTGACGTGATGCAAGAACTACATTGAACCTATTTCTATCATAGTGTTCTATCAGATTTCCTTGATATCCACGAAGTTTAAATTTGACAAGACCCTCGTCTAATGATATAATTTGACAATAATTTTCTATAAAATGAACGGGTTCTTTAGAACACTTCAAGTATTCTTTAAACTCTTCTTCAGTGTATTGAGATTCAATACCTGCTCTTTTGATGAGATTGTTACCTAAGTAACCCTCATTTGTAGGTTTAACCATTAATCTTTTTTATTCTCTTTCTTTAGGAACTTCTGTAACTCTGATGTTGAACCAACATATAGATGGTTGTGTTGAGTCTTCACCCCTTCATTCTCGTTGTTTAAATCTTTCATCTTTTTCTGCAAATCTAATAACTTCTCTGCAGTATCCCCAACTGTCTTTATAAGTTGTCCTGCAACCTCATAAGCACGTGGGTGTTCGGTTTCTTTACATAAGTCTAAGATTCCATCGATTGCATCCTGACCCCTTTCTACGAGCCCATAGAGAGTCTCACGACCATACTTATAGTCATTTTCCATACTTTCTACTCTTTGTGGAACTTTGACTACTTGGGTTTCTTTTTTTATTTCTTTAGAAATGTTTAGAACATCGTCTAATTGGTCTTCAATTTTTGCCATATATTAACTCGCATCGGTAACTTTATCTTCTGCAAATGTAGAATTAGTACCATCATCATAAAAAGTTACGGTCTCTGCAACAACAAATGCATCACTTGGGTCTACAGAACCGACAAACTTAAGTGTAGTGTTTGCATCAATAGTAATTGCAGAACTTAATGTAACAGTAAGTTTATCTGAACCAATATTAGAAACCGTTGGGTTGGTTGATAAATTCGTTCCAAACACCTCATCTCCTACACTTATCTTACTATTTATTGCAGTTGAGAAGGTGACATTATTACCATTAGACACTGCATTTGCAACCTCCCCGAACGCAGGTTCATAGTGTTTAACTTCTTTAACCAAACCTGATTCATCTATTTGTGAAGTCGTAAATCCACCTGCATCTATATTGACATAGTCTCTTTCAATAACACTCTTAATAACCTCTCCCGTATAAACAGGGCCGAAGAAGTACACTTTCATTGTAAAATCTAAAGTGTATTCTATTATTCTATTATCTTCAAAAGAACCATCGTAACTGTCTTCCATAGATACACTATTAAGTGTTATAGGAACATCTCTTTTTTCACTCATTGAGTCAATCATGTTCATAGTTACAGTATACTCGGGTTGAAAATAAGGAACAATTTGTTCTACGATTTGGATTGCATCGTTAACATGCTTTGCAAGAATACTAAGTGTAAATCCTATATTGTAAGGTGCTGGAGCATATTGGAATCCTCTCTTTCCAGTATCAGTGGTTTCTAGTAGATTTTTTTGTGTTCTTATGAGTTTGTTTTGTTGTCTAGTTGCATCATATTCAAATGAATTCATCTCGAATGCCATTCTTGGAAGACTTATTGCACTTCTATTACCGTCATTTAAATTGGGTTCTTGGTCTAGTCGTGCTAACCATTTTGCTTTAGGGCCATATGCAATAGGAACTAAACTTTTAGAAAGAACTGTTCCGTCTGCCTTTCTCTTTACTACAGATATGTTATTGAATAGTGTTCCAAAGATTGATACACTTCTCTTAATTGTTTCATGATAAAAATGAGTTCCGAACACTATGAAACCTCACCGAATGGGTTTGTCTCTGAGAAGTCTAAGTATCCATCTGCTTTGTCTTCAAAGTCTTTGTTTTGTGCTTGACCGTCATTCTCCATTGTCATCACATCTGTAATTGCATTAATGGTACGAGATGTTCCTGAAGTAGAACCTACTATAGTGTCACCAACTGCAAGTGTTGAAGTGTTATGTACAAGATTTAGTTTCTCTGTTGCACCTGACCATGCGGATACTTCTCCAACTACAGTACCATTAAATGTTACTGGTTCATTTACAGTGTAAGAACCTGTTCCACTATTCATGGTTAGGTCTAATGCATAAGCATTCTGATTTTCAATAACATCTATAGTACCCATTCCAGTATCGAAATCTTCTCCACTATATTCAAAGAGTTCACATTGCATTTTGAACACGAATAGTTTTCCAACTTGATAGAATGGATTCTCATGTTCTACGAATTTGATTTCAAACATTGAACCACTAAGAGGGAAGTAGATTAGGTCTCCTTCGTTAGGTCTTAGGGATGTTGCAAGATTAGAGTCTAGTGATATGAATCGTTCCCATGTTCTCAATGCAATTACAAAGGTTGCTTGGTCTTTCACTTGAACACCAAACTTACTGAATAGGTCTCCCTCTCCCTCAAATCCTTCAGTATTTTCTAAATACATTTCTACTGAATATGCATCACCAAATGTAGATTGCACATCTTCATTTAGAATAGTGTCCTCTTCTACAACTTCTCTTGGAAGGTAAAATGTTTCGTGACCATAGAAGCGCATAGACTCAACAACTAAATCTTCGTAAAGATGTTGTTCAGTTCCTACTGCATGGTTAAAAAATACATTTGTTGGCATGGTTTATCCCATCATATCAAGAACTGGCATTTCATAGTTCAGTCTTGACTCTTCTTCTAATCTTAAAATTTCTTCTTTTGCTTCATCTTTCATTTGTTGTCCATCAAGTGTTACACCGCCTGGCAATGCAATTCCTGAAAACTTAGAAAGGTTTTCTCCCCATTGATATTTAACAAGTGCAGTTGCATATTTCTTCAACCACATGTCATCAAAGATATCAGTCATATCATTGGGGTCTATTTTTCTGTAGCACTCTATAACAATATACTCTCCTGCAACTAATTTGTTTGCATTATAGTCAATGTAAAGTCTGTTAGAATGCATGTTATATCTTAACGGTATCTGTCCCACTAGTATATCATTCAAAAGAGATAGGTGAGATTGAACTTGTGAATAGTATAAGACACTTGTTGATGTTAAGTCCCACAAATCATTGAGTCTCAATTGATACTGGATATCAAACATATTGGAGGTTGTTCCACTTGAGAAAGGGAATATTTGTATAACACTCAACACATGTTCGGGTAGTGTTATATAGTTTTGTCCTTCACCATATGTTTGGTTTGAAATTGCTTGTGTTCCACTGGTTGCTGCATTGTGGGTTTCATTTGTCTTAAATGAGTCAATCTCTTCTTGTGTAATTTGGTGTTTTAGATAACACTTGATTGAACCCTCGTAATGAAATTCACGAAAGTACTGCAGAGCCTCATCCATTCTGTCATCAAACTGGTCATCATCCACATTGATTTCTAAAACTGGCGCACCCAGTTTTCTTTTGATGTACTCTTTAAATGTTGCTTTCGAGTTTGGTTTTGACATAATTGTATTCCAGTATTAAATCTATAATACTATTTATACGAATTTTAAGTCTATTCTTGGAAGTATGTTTTAGATTGTAGTCTATCTATTTTTTCATCTATTCTAGTCATAGTTGCCATTATTCTTTCGGACACAATTTCTACTTCTTCACGGGTAACATATTCTTTTGCTAATTCTTCTCTAGTCTTGTTAACAAGTATGTCTATTCTCTTCTGTTCAGATAAAAGATTTCTTATAAGGAATCCTAAAGGTGCTAACACAAATGTTATCATAAGATTCCATAAGAGGTGAGTGTCTATTACTATTTCCATACCCTTATTTAGGATAATTAACTCATTATGGGGTTTCCATTTTGGTCTAAGTCAAAGACAAATTCATTTGGATTGTAATTATCAATATTACTAAGGTGTGCATTACTATCGGTGTAAGTCATGTTTATGTTAAATGATATTGAATACCTTTCTTTATCTGTTTGATTTGGTTCAACCATATGTGTTGCACCACTTGGAAATAGAACGAGCTCTCCACTAGTGGGTGAAAAGTGAAAATTATTATTAGTTCTTGCACTTTGAGGGAACTCTGAAAGAACCTTTTCACTACCATCAAACATAATCAAGTCTCCTTCATCACCATCTGCCTTTATATAAAAAACACCACTATACCAACAACCAGCATGACTATGTGGTACATTCCATGCACCTTTGTCATTAATATTTGCCCAAGAATTTCCTATAGTCACTTTAGCAGTATTTGGGTTCAATCCATTAAAAGGTAAAACCTCATCATTAAAGGTTGTAATGATTTCATTCATTAGTTTTTGAAATATAGGAGATGATTCACATCCATCATTTGATTGCCATCCCGTATATTGATTTGATACCTGTCTACCTTTCGGGTCTTTTCTTCTCATGCTATCAATTTCTGTTTGTAGTAATAGTAAATAGTCCTTTGCAAAACCCCTATTCTCACCAGCATTTAACATATTTCTATGAAAAATATATGTTGGAAACATTAATCTAACTGCCATCTGTATCTCCTATTGGTAACTCTAACTGTATTTCGGGTGAGTCTTCACTTACATGATATGGACACTCGGGTGGTGGTGACTCTTCATTAAAGTATCTTTGTTTAGGATTCCAATATTTCATCTTCTTATAAGGCCCTACAGTTTTTGCAGAGACATCTCTATTGTCTTCAACACCCAACATTCTGAATGCTTCTGGCATTCCTATCGTTTCCCTTTCTGTTGTTAGACGAGATGAACTTAACATTTCAGATTTTGTAGTCTTAAGTGCATATGTCCCAACCCATTCTTCTCTCTTAAAGGGAATTATCTGACAAAGAGGTGTTCCTTTAAGAATAGTAAAATTGTGGTCAACCTTTGGGTAAAAAATAATTTGTGCATTATCTACACCATTGTTAAACTTGTCGGTGTCAATTATACCCTGCCATGTAGAAAAGTATTTATTCTGATGTAGAAATGGGTCTAAGTAAAATGTAGAGTATCCTTCGGGTGTTGTGATACACCATGGGTTTCTCATTTTAAATGCATCTTTAACTGGAGGGTTTTCTGACTTGTCCATATATGCAAACCCATCCATAAGTTGAGTGTGTGGATGAGAAGAAGAGGATGTACCCTTTAACCAGTTTCTTGCATCCAAGTCTCTAACAGATGCCCAACCAATACCTTCCTCATCTTTATGAGAAATTCCTTGTATGACTTCCATATCTCTATTTGCACATAAGTACCAACCCATCTTTAACCAATCATCCATTGCAGGACATGCTCTTATAGTTTGTTGTTTGACCCCATTTACAACTTCTGCAACCTTTGATTTTTTCCACCAATCGGGAACTAAATCTTTTGCAAGTATGGGTTTAAAATCTTTTATTGTTGTAGGATTATATGTATGAAAGTCTATCGTTGGCATCGTAAAACTCCTCCTTATCTACAAGTCTGACTTCATCACCACGAACAACAACAGACTTTCTATCTACATATCTTGCCTTTGCTGTTGGTGCATCTGCACCATGTGGTATTCTACCATCAAACATAATTAATCTATTTGGTTTAAACTTAACTGATGCAACCTCTTTATTGTTATCTCTTGCATGTATTCCATGTTCTGTTGTTGAATAGAATCTCAAATCTCCACCCCAAGAGTCTTCCCAAAATTTATTTGTGTAGTATAAGAATGATATATTCCACTCATCTTCGGGTGGACAGTCTTGATGGCAAGTTCCATGTAATCCTTGTGTCTGTGAGTTTAATCCCATGAATTGAAATCTTTCCCACTTAAATCCAAATTCTGTTTGTAATTTTTTATTAAGGTATCTAGGAAAGTACGTGTATTTATCTTCTATATCATCTACAGACATAGGTCTTTTATTTTTATCATAACCACTAAGTATGGATACTCCCCAAAATTGATGATGAGGTAATCCTGTTGGACTGTCTCCTCTTACTTCATTTCCTTTAGACCAAAAATTTGCACGTGATATTTGTGTGTCATAAAAGTAATGTAGTGAAGAAGGCAACCAATTATCTAAAACATAGATATCTTTTAGAGGAAGTGTTTCAACTCTAAAGGGTTTATCTATAAAGACAACTTCGGGAGTTGAGTCCATTATCTAGGGGCATCAACTGGAGTTTGAGCTCTAGGAATATAACTCATATATTCTTCTAAGTCTTTTAAATGGTCTTCTCTTGTAGATTGAATATCCATTTGTACTTGTTCTGATACAGATGCTATTGCATCACAAAACTCTAATACACTTCTTGCATTGCTTCTTTGTGGGTGGTTAGACCCCTCTCTTCCTGCAATGAGGACTTCTGTTAAATTATCAAATCCAGTACAGTCACAAGTTATATCAACCTGTTCATTACAGAAGTTTGTTATATCTTCACAATACTGATTTGAAAGTGATACTCCCATAGGTGGTTCTGAATGTTCTATATAGTTCTCAATAGCATCCATATCAGATGGTGTTAAAGGAGTTTGGACTTGTTCATCAAAACAAGACTTTGAATCGTCCCACTTAATTACTTTCAATTCTATATCATCGTAAACAATAACATCATAGTCAAAACCAAGTTCTGGCTTATCAACATTATCAAATTCATATTGTAACCCATTAGGTTTTCTAATTATTAGTTTACTTTCTTCTGTATATATAAAACAGTTATTATTCATTTTTAAGTCCTCACTTACAGTATATACTATACCTTTTTATTTTGCAAGAGGTTTTTATACTTCTCGTATACCTCTAAGTTATTTATACCACTTATATCCATCCCATCTATCCATGGGCCACCTCTAGTGTAATGCACTCCATTGTATCTCCATTTCTCTTTAGGGTTGTCATATCCTTCAACAAAGATATACTTTTCGGGTATCTTACTTATTTTATCTGTCCACTCAAATTGGTGTAATTGTTTACCAGTCCAAGTGTTAACAACTTCGGGTGTTAACTTCTTACAGTCTTCATGTCCATTATTGAATATCATCATACTAGACCACAACTTTTTAGGATAGTCTATATTAACCTCTCCATCAAACTTAACATTGTCATGTTTATATTGTGGATATTGAATACATGCAACAGCATCATCGGGATTTAGGTAATAGAACATGGGTAATAAGTTCTTTTTGAATATGAAATCATCATCTACAAAGATACTAAATCCTTCATAGTTTTCTAAATGTGGTATTAGAAATCTGCTGTAAGTAAATTCAGTGGACTGATTTGCATACTCCCTATTATAGTCGGGAAGTTTAGAAATGTCAAGTAATTTGATTTCGGGTGTAAACCGTGTCGGGTTCACAAAATAACCACTACCCAATCCACTATCTATGCTTTCATAGATAGATTCTATACAAACCTTTTCTAAACCATTGTGTGTTGAATCATATCCTACATAAATGTTTAATGGTTTGCCCTTTGAAAGTGTGTGAACTTTTTTAGCATGGGCATATACTTCTTCTCTGAAATCTATACCCGTAAAGGTCACTTGCCACTCCACAATACCTCTAGTGTATAATAAACCAACTTCGGGTTTTTCTCCTTTTGATTCTATCTTTTTGCCCCAATACTCTAATATTTCTTCTATAGAAACTGAGTCGATATGTGGAAGAGCGTTCTGCGTATCAAATATTAAAAGCTCATGGGTCGGGTCTTCCATCTCTTCAAAACATCCTGAACGAATTGAGCCTGGATGTATCTGAAGTGAAAAGTGATTATTTGGATGTTTGACTGTAAACCCTTGAATGGGTGCTCTCAATCCTTCTTCTTGTATACTTTGAATTAACCAATGTGCTTTACTTGCATGATAGTACATTGAAGATAAAATTTCTTGACCATTTTCAAGTAATTTTTCTTCCTCTGTTAATTCAGTTAAGTCTCTTATATCAACAACATTTTTACCATCTTTAAATGTCTCTATACCCATTCCACTATGCATTCTTTCATGGTCAAAGTTTTCACATGTAAACCCATGTGGTAAAAACTTATTATAAGCATGAGACTCATTATTTAATCCATTAAAACCAGCGAACTCTTTGTTTTGTCTTTTTTCTAGTATATCACCCCATACAAACTTTTTTAATGGTGGGAGTTTATTTTTGAATACTTCTTTCCAAAGGACAAGAATTTCCTTGTCCTTTTCTGTCATATCTAAAACATTGCTAATTCTACCCAACTGAAGGGTTGGAAGTTCATGTAATTCTTTTTGGGTTATTACGTCCCAATCAATATCGGGTACTTTGGATTCAAATTCAGCAAAAGATGTGATTGTTTCTAACATAATATATCTAACTGTTAAGTGTTTTACACACTTATTTAGTGTTTAACTGCTAACGGGTGTTGCTGGCCAGTTATTACTCAAATCATTATCCCATCTAATAACAGGTGTTCTACCTTGTCTTGCATAAGTAGTAGGTTGTCTGTTTTGATACGTAAATGGTGTTTGACCTTGTCTAGCATATGTGCCTGGCTGTCTGTTCTGATATGTGAAAGGAGTTTGACCTTGTCTAGCATATGTGCCTGGCTGTCTGTTCTGATATGTGAAAGGAGTTTGACCTTGTCTAGCATATGTAAAAGGAGTCCTTGCTTGATATGTAAACGGGTTTTGACCATTTGCAATATAAGGTGTACCACCTTGTGTTGGGTAGTTATTAGGTTGTCGTGCTTGATATGTAAACGGTGTTCTTCCAGTTCTTTGATATGTAAACGGTACTTGATAGGTAAACGGTGCTTGGAACGTAAAAGGATACCTTGCATTATACGTAAATGGAGCCCTAAATGTAAACGGATTTTGGAACGTAAACGGGTTTTGAGCATTATTAGGTTGTCTAGCATTATTCGGTTGTCTTGCATTAGCAATATAAGGTTGCCTTGCATTTGCAATATACGGTTGCCTTGCATTAGCAATATAAGGTTGCCTTGCATTATTCGGTTGACGTGCATTATTCGGTTGACGCATGTTTGATGCATGTGGAAACTGTATGAATCCTATAGGCATTTTATAACTCCATTTGTATTAGTATTATATTTCATCGACTTAAGGCTCAAAAGGATTTGGTGAATTATTTGAGAATTTCAAAAACCCTCCAAATGGATATGGTATAGGTATTCTAGCATTAGATATAAATGGGTTTTGGAACGTAAACGGTGCTTGGAACGTAAATGGTGTTCTTGCATTATAGGTAAACGGTGTCCTTGCATTATATGTAAATGGTGTCCTTGCATTATAAGTGAACGGTGCTTGGAACGTAAATGGGTTTTGGAACGTAAACGGTTGCCTTGCATTATTCGGTTGACGTGCATTATTTGGTTGTCTAGCATTTGCAATGTAAGGTGCCCTTGCATTATTCGGTTGTCTTGCTGAAGCTGTCTGTTGTGCAGATGCAATATACGGATACGGTTGTTGGGCATTTGCAGGATAAGGACTTTGTGAGCTAGCAATGTACGGATAAGGTTGTTGATTATTATACGTAAATGGTTGTCTTGCATTTGCAATATAAGGTTGTCTTGCATTTGCAATGTACGGATACGGTTGTTGAGCATTTGCAATATATGGACTCTGACTGTTTGCTATGTACGGATAAGGTTGCTGTGCATTAGCAATGTAAGGATTCTGACTATTTGCAATATATGGGTAAGGTTGTTGGGCATTTGCAATATACGGATTTTGTGCATTTGCAATGTACGGATATGGTTGTTGTACATTAGTTTGACCTGATGCATTATTCCACCCTGAAGGTGTTTTAACATACACTTGGTCTACTGCTTTCCATGTAGACGAACCAGTTTTTACCCATGCACCTTGGGTTGCATTCCAACCCGTTGGTGTTTTAACCTTTTGTGAACCTGTTGCCATTTAGTTATCCATTAATTATTGTTAGTATTTATAAAGACCCTAAACCCCTATATTAGGAGTAAAGAATCCACATATCACCAACTGCACCATCACCACTCGTAGGTGCTGATGTTGATTGGTACATATTTCTTGCAGTTCCACCAGCATTTGTTGCATTGGTGATTGTTATTGCACCTGAGGCAATTGTTCCTAACGATACATTTGAACCACTTTCATATTTTGTGTTCAATGCAGTCTGTAATCCATCAACATTTGCAATGGTATGATTATGTGAATCATCTGCAATTGTTGCTGTAATTGTAAGGTTTCCTGTTCCATCAAAAGAACCTGAACCTGAAACATCTCCACTTAAACCAATTGTTCTTGAAGTTGCAAGTGCTGTAGCAGTAGCTGCGTTACCTGTTGTTGAACCTGAAGACCCTGAAACATTACCAGTGACATTACCAGTTAAGTTCCCTTCGAAGGTCGATGCAACAAAAGTTTCTGAACCTACAGTCCATTTATCATTTGTTTCGTCCCAAAGAAGTGTCTTAGAAGCAGAACCACCACGAGTCACACTGATACCAGTGTCTTCTGTTGGTGAACCTGAAGTGAAATTACTGTTTAATGCAATGATATTATCTGCAAGTGAGATAGTCTCTGAGTTTACAGTTGTTGTAGTTCCTGAAACGATTAAGTTACCTGTAACGGTCAATGCATCATTAACTGTAACGATACCTGTTCCATTCGCTGTTAACACTAAGTTAGTGTCTGTACTTCTTGATTCAATTGCATCTACATCAATCGAGTTTGAGAATTGAATTGCATTTCCATCTGATGAAGATATAGCATTTGATGCTTGTATCTGCATAGGTGCTTTAATTTGTATATTACCTGTTCCAGTTGCATCTAATTCGATATCACCCGAACCACTTGTTTGAACACTAACATTTTGGTCTGCATCAGCAGAAACAGTAATTGTTCCTGAATTATCTGAAACCACTTGTTGTCCATTAACATATAATGAACCTGGCCCAACATAGATATCTCTCCATTGTTTTGAAGTAGAACCTAAATCGTATGTTACGTCTGTAGTTGGAACAATATGTGCATCTACAGTTGCTAGTGAAGTCATCACTCTTGCATCTGTAAAATAAAGGTTTGTTGACCCCTCTGCAGTTTCGTCTGTTGTTTGTCCATCAACATATGCTTTTACTGATTGCTGTGATGGAACATGAGTAGCACTATCGCTAGACATATCATCTTCATCTTTTAATGCATTTGTAATTCTAGCATCTGCTCTTGCATCTGTATAATAAAGGTTTGAACTTCCTTCTGATAATGCATCTGTATCGAATGAAGAAAGACTTACTGTAAAGTCTACAGTTCCGTCTCCGTCTTCGTATGCAACTGTAATACCTGCTTCGGTATTACCTGACATCATTCCACCAACAATGTCTTGTATTTCTTCTGTTGTTTTTCCTGTTGATGAGATTGTAATAGTATCTGCAGCGTCATCATAGGTTACAGTTGTTGAACCTGACCCTTGAATTATTCCACCGATTTTATCTGCGATTGCTTCTTGAACCGCTGCACCTACTCCACCTGCAGCAATATTACCACTGGAGTCGATTACCTCTACACCACCAACGGATAAACCGTTTTTTACGTTAAAGTTTTTTTCTCCTGCCATTAGATGCTACCTCCGTCTATTTGAACATTGTTCAAAGTCTTAGATGCAGTTGCATCTGCTAAATGAGTGTCCACCAAGGAGTTTGCATAGTACTTGTTTGTACCTTCTGAAAGGTCGTCTGTACTTAGGTCTGATATTGCAGCTGCAACTATTTTTCCTGATGATGTAATTACGTCTGTCGAACCAACTGTTAGTCCGTACTCTATAACAAATTTGTTTTGTGTTGCCATTTTTTGGTGTCCTGTCGTAAATGGTTATTGAAATCTACACATTTATTTAGTAGATGTAGACCCTCTAAACCCTCATCTATTTGAGAAATATGAAAGTATTTTTTAATCTAATGTTCCAGCACTAGGAATTTCTGATGAAGCTGCACTTACAACTCCAAGTTCATATGCTTGAAGTATTTGTGCATCTTCACCGACTGCAAGTGCAACACTATTTGCATTACAATGTGCAACTAACAGAGAAAGAATCTCTATTTTTGCAAGTCTTGCTCTTTCTTTAGAGAAATTTGTTATGTAATCATCTACATCAGGTGTGATGTATTCCAATGATTTCTGTTCTGTTGTTGTTAATGTTATTGTATAATCCATTTTTCTTTCCTATGATAATAATTGTCCACAAAATCTTGTGTATGCACCGTTGTTTCCACCTAATACAGAATGCGTACCTGATAGTTCTATGTATAGTTCTACATAATCTCCTTGTGCAAGATACATAATTATAGATGAACTTGCTTGTGCGTAATGAACAGCACTGGTTGCTGCCTTTCCTACCCAACCACCATAATGGGGACTTCCAGTGTTATTTTTTCTAACACCAATACCTATATAAGTCAATTCACTAGCAGAAGCAGCCAATGCTAAATCACATAAGAACATATATCTTCCTGCTGTTGGTGCAGTGAATTTTCCAGTGGAATGGTTATATTCGTTGTTTGAATCGTGCATTTCACCGTCAAAGGTGTATTTAAGAGAACCACCACTTGCACTAAAAGATGAAGAAGGGTAACAGAAGAATGATGGTTGATTCGGTTGAGTGTTTCCGTTTGCTCTTAATTCTAATTGTGGTGAACCATTTACATATTGATTAAGTAATACAGTTCCAGTATGTCCACCGAAATACATTGTATCACCATTTATTCCCCAAAATGAACCTGTTGAATTGTCTGAATCTCTTAAATTATGAGCAGGGAAAGAACCCTCTAAGGATACTACGGGTGCAGTATTAGAACCCAAATCTCTTCTTGCTACTCCACTACTGTTACCAATTACAACATCACCATTATCACCAAGAACTGAAAATCTAGTTGTGTATGTATCACTTGGTGCAGTTGAACCCTCGGCGGTAGTTCCACTTGCAATTTCAAATCCTTTATTGACAACTTCTTGAGCTGCAATTCTCCAGTTATAATGTCCATTACCAGTTCCAAGATATAAATCGGGACTTCCAGTGTTAAGTAACATATTTCCATCAACGTGAAATTTTGCACTTGGTGATGAAGTGCCAATGCCAACTTCTGCAGAGTTGTTTACGTGAATAACATTTGTATCATCGGGTGATTGAATAATTGTATTTGTACCACTTGTAGTTATACCGTCTAAAGATACACTACCGAATGATAATGTGCCACTTCCATTTGTTTTAATTACTTGACCGTTTGTTCCATCTGTTGTAGGATAGGTTATAGAAGACCCTGTAAGACCGTTGGTTGCAGTTAAAGTTGTTGCAGTTAAATCTCCAACAGTTAAGTCTGCAAGAGAATATCCTGTCCCACTTGTATTGACCGTTGTGGTTGGTGCAACCTCTAAACCATCAAAAAGTTTCCAAGTCGAATCACTTGCATCTCTGAAAAGACCCGTGTATTCTGTAGCACCACCATCAGATAAACCATCATCATAGTTTCCATATATACCAATATCTAAGGTATCTGAAGAGGTGTTTGCATTTGCAAGTTCTAACATGTTATCTTCAACAGAGGTTGTTGTTGCATTAACAGTTAAACTTGTTCCATTTACTGTTAGATTTCCTGAAACAGTTGCATTTCCATCAATAGTAGTATTACCACCTATCTGTAAATCTGAATCGGTTTTTATCCCTATATCTGCAATGAATTTTGAATTGGTCGCCATGTGTATATTTAGTTCCTATAATAAGAACTATTTATGCTTTTTGAAATGTAGTTAACAAAAAAAGGGACTCCGAAGAGTCCCTTTAAGATAATCTAAAAAGTTGTTACGCTTCTATCAATGTTCTGTCAAACTTTGTTACAGTCGAACTAGCACTTGATGGTGTGATTTTCAACTCTACATTTGCACCATTTATATCAGCATCAAAAGTTGCCAATGTTGATGATTTCAATGTACCGTATGCAGTCAATGTGACAGCAGAACCGTCATGGACAAGAACAACTTCTGTAGAGTGATAATCACTCCCTTCTTTCATAGCAATGACATATCTTGCAGCTCTAAATGAGGCATGTGCAAAAGTGTCTAATGCTACTTCTGTAGTTGCAGTTGTTGTTAATGAACCTGCTTTGGATGTTTTAGAGTTAACAATCTTTGAAGTGACTATGACATCATTACTGACATCATACTCAATTGCACGAATCAACTCAGCGATTTTAAAACTATTTGTTTTAGCCATTTTATGATTCTCCTTATGTTAATCTAATTTGAAAGGTTGAAAATGAAGTATTTGTATTCGCTGGTGTTACCAACAATCTCATATTTCCTGAATCTATATCACTTGATAAAGTGAATAGAGAGGCATTTGAGAATGCATCACCATATTGAACAAAATATGCATTTGTACCATCGTTAATTACTAATACTTCAGCAGCATGAGTTCCTGCAGATGCATGTGATGCCATTACGACATACTTGACTGCTTTGTTACCTACACCGTTAGAACTCAATACTTGGTCAGCAGTTGTTGCTGTTAAACTTGATGAAGTGAAAAATCCTTGCACCAAATTTGATATTGAAGTTTGAGCTACTATTTGAAGTACATCTCCTTGTACAGCATTTTCCTGCAAAGTGATAGTAGAAGTTGAAGTGGTTACATAGTCGTCTCCACTTACTAACTTCACACCATTTAGATAGACTTGTTCTAAACCTAGAGTATAACTCAAAGTTGCAGAATTATCATCAGAACCTGTAAATACAGTTTGAGTTGAACTCGTAACTGCATAATAGAACTGAGTTAGTCCACTTGATGGAGCATCAGTGAAACCTATTGTTCCACTTCCATTAGTAGACAATAATTGTCCACTTGTTCCATCACTTGTTGGGAAAGTTAGAGCGTCATTAATAGTTAGTGAAGATGGGTTTGAACCAACCTCCACTATGGCAGCGCTACCATCGTTCTTTTCAGTGTAAAACCTACCGTGGTAAGTATTAACTGCCAATTCACCTAGTGATAAATCACTAGTAACTGGAACACTGTTTTGTGTAGAACTTCTTTTAAACTGGATTACTGTTGCCATTTGTGTCTCCTATTAGAATGAACCGCCGTCTATTGCTGTGATTTCAACTGCACCTGAAGATACTGTGAAGTTTGCAGAAGCAAAACTTGCAATACCTTTGTTAGATGTTGTAGCATCTTCTGCAGACAATGTGATTGCACCGTCAGCATTAGTTACGTCAAGTCCTTCACCTGCAGTTAAAGTTGCAAGTTCCATATCACCGTTAGTACCGTTTCCAATCATCAACTGACCAGCAGTTGGAGCAGAACCGTCTATAGATGTTATTGAACCACTTAAAGCAAGACCAGCACCTGATAAATTACCAGTTGTTGATAGACTTCCTACTGTTAATGCACCAAATTCTGCATCACCAACACTTCCTGAGAAGACTGAAGATGTATCTGTCGCATCTTGGATAAATTTGAATTTACCATCAGAGTCGTCCATACCAAAGAAACCAACTTTTGCAGAAGAACCATTGTGCCAGTTGAATTTGATACCTCTGTCTAAGTTATCGTCTGAAGTTCCTTCACCGATTTCAAATACAGGGTCATCAATTTCTACTGTTGTAGAGTTAACTGTTGTTGTTGTTCCGTTTACTGTCAAGTTTCCTGAAACAGTTAAGTTTCCTGAAGCTGCAATGTTTGTAGATGTGATGTCATCAGATGTAAGTGTTCCATCAACGTCTACGTTGTTGAAAGTTACGTTATCTGTTGTTGCAACTGCCTGACCAATAGCGAAAGTCGCTGCTTGACCTGAAACAGAAGTTGTTACACCAGTTCCACCAGTAAATGTGATTGACTGTGAGTCTAAGTCGACTGCACCAGTTCCTGAATCACCAGCCATGTCTAAGTCTTGTGCTGTTACTTGTGAATCCACATATGCTTTAACAGATTGTTGAGAAGGAACTTTAACTGCAGAGTCTGAAGCCATATTGTCTTCGTCTACTAAGAAGTCGATTTTTCCTACTGTTACTGCTGAGTTAGCAATGTGAGCTGTATCAATACCACCGTCTACTAAATGTTCTGAGTCGATTGAATCGTCTGCAATGTTTGTTCCGTCTACAACATCAGCACCAAGTGTTAAAACACCGCCGTCTGTTAAAGTAGCATCACCTGACATTACATTGTCAATCCATTTTGATGTATCTGCATCATATAATAACATACCACCGTCTGCTGGTGATGTGATATTAGTGTCGTCTGCACCTGCTAATGTAGATGTAGTTGACAAGAATGATAAAACACCTGAACCATCAGTACCAATTACTTGGTTTGCAGAACCGTCTGCTGATGGAAGAGTAAATGTCACAGAGCTAGCAAGAGAATCTGCAGATTTTAATGCAACAAAGTTTGTTCCATTGTCTGAATCTTCCATTAACTGTACACTTGCACCTGCAGTTGAACCATTACCAACTTTTAAGTTAGCAGGAGTTGCAGATGAACCTTCTAAGATATCTGTGTAGTACTTACCACCGATTGAGTGGATTAATGCAGTACTGTTATCAGAATCTACTGATTCAATGTATAGTTTTGCTGATGCACCTGAATTCGCTCTATCCTGTACATATGCTAATTCACCTTCTGACAAGTTAGATGTCGTTGGGGCAGTTAGACCTGTACTTCTTTTAATTTGAATTACTGTTGCCATTTTTATTTCCTATAAAAATTTAATTGTTATAAATGACTCTTCACTATCCGAGTCGTGATTACATAATATACCTGTCCACTCACTATGTGGGTCGTGTCTCATTGGATGACACCTTGATTTTTGTACTAGTATTTAGACAACTAGAATGTTCCACCATCTAAATTTGTAGTAGTTGTCCACTTGTCTGATGATGCATCGTAAGACAATAATCCATCGTCTGTTTCTGATGCATTTACGTCTGCTAATTCGTTAAGAGATTTTTGACTTAAATCCGTTCCACTTGAACCTGAACCTATTGCAACTTGTTTTGCACGAACATTTCCTGTTCCTGCTACTCTACCACCTATTGTGGCAACTCTACTTAATGTTCCTTTAATGTTTGACATAATCTACCTCGTTACGCCAGGTGTGACTATTGCTTGTCCTTCAACCACTCTTGTGGTTTGTCCTCCACCTGATGTTATATTTAAATCGTAAACGTATCTACCTGCTTCTAATCCTGAAGTTGTAGTATCGTTTAAAGATAATGTTACTTGACCTGCAGCTGCATTAATACTTGTGGTAAAGGTTGCACTAACAGTTGAGGAGGTGTATGTTTTTCTTATTTGACCTGCAGAAGTGTAATTAGTCATATTCAACACATCACCTGCAGAATCGGTTACATCTACTGTAATACTGAAGTCTGTTCCTTGGTCGATAAAAATGTTTGCAAGTATAGCCATATAACTATTTATGCGTTTTTAATTACTAAACTGAGAAGTAGGTACAGACTGATGTATTTTTTCTACCGTTCCACTATTGTTTGCATATACTTCTGATAATTTTCTTAGAGTTCCATTATCATTTACATATACACCTTTAACCTTTGCAACTGGCCCTACTCCTCTAGTTGCAATTGAGGGTTGTTGATATATGTATGGTGCTTGGAATGTATAAGGTGTATTATAGGTAACTTGATATACAACATTAGTTTGTGAGTTTGCAATATAAGGTTGTTGTGCTGATGCAGGATGTCTATATGTGATTGGAGACCTTGCTTGATATGTAAAAGGTGTTTGTCCTTGTCGTGCATATGTACTAGGTTGTCTTGCAATATACGTAAATGGTGTTCTACCAGTTCTCTGATATGTAAACGGTGTTTGACCCTGTCTTTCATATGTAAAAGGAGACCTTGCTTGATACGTAAAAGGTGTCTGACCTTGTCTTGCATATGTACTAGGTTGTCTTGCAATATACGTAAAAGGGGTTCTTCCTGTTGCATTATACGTAAACGGTGTTTGACCCTGTCTTGAATAAGTAGTAGGTTGTCTTGCAATATACGTAAACGGTGTTTGACCTTGTCTAGAATATGTAGAAGGAGATTGACCTATTGCAGGACTCTGCGCACTAGCAATATACGGATACGGAGATGGGTTTGATGTCCAAATAGGCATTAGAACGGCCCTCCACCACCACTACTACCTGAATACTCATTTTCAAATGTGGCCATCACGTGTATTTCTTCTGATGATAATTCAGGAAATCCACTTCTGTTAAATTTCAAGTCAAATGCAACACTTCCTTCTCCATAAGCACTAAAGTTAGTATTTCCACTAGGGGCTCTAGAATGGGTGAAACCACAACCAAATGCAAAAGTACCATTTTGCACTGTCGAATTAGTAGTTCCTTCTGACAAAGTGTATGTAGAACCAACTCCAGCTGCCCACACATGACCTACAGAATGTGATGAATAATTTGGAAACTTGGTGAAAATAGGTGCATCGGTTTCTTCGTATCCAAAAGTTGTGGGTGCTGTTGATGTTGGGAACGAGTATTGGAATACATCTCTATAAGTTTGGTTTGTGGGCAATGAGATACTAGAAGGTGTTCCACTAACTCCAACAAAACCACTAAATCCATCACCAAAATGAGTTTGATATCGAACATCCATATTAAAAATAGTATTAGACCCCGATGTAGAAATAGTTATAAGAAAGTTGACTCGACCATCAATAATTTCAAACTGTCTACTACTTACATTAGCTATATCAAATCTAACATGATTATCCCCATGTCCACTAAAACTAAGTGTATCTTGGGCAGTTAATGTTTCAGTATATGATACATTCGTTACAGTAGTTCCCTGTCTACTATATGTTGATGGTTGGTTATATGAGTACGGACTTTGACTATTTGCAATATACGGATAAGGTTGCTGAGCATTTGCAGGATAAGGATTTTGTGCATTAGCAATGTACGGATAAGGTTGTTGGGCATTTGCAATATACGGATAAGGTTGTTGGGCATTTGCAGGATACGATGTTTGTGCATTAGCAATATATGGATACGGTTGTTGTGCATTTGCTATATAAGGTTGCCTTGCATTTGCAATATATGGATACGGTTGTTGTGCATTTGCTATATATGGATACGGTTGTTGTGCATTTGCAGGATAAGGATTTTGTGCATTAGCAATGTAAGGATACGGTTGCTGAGCATTTGCTATGTAGGGTTGTTGTCCATTTGCAGGATGTCTATATGTAAAAGGAGACCTGTTACTATAAGTGCCTGGCTGTTGTGCAATTGCAGGTTGTTGAGCAGTCCTCTGTGCAGTTGTCGGTGTAGTTCCTTGTGCAGGGTTTCTCTGATTAAAGGGTTGTTGTATCGTTGTCCCAGTGTTTATATAAATTTCATCTGACATAGCATAATCTTATATAACGAACCATAAGTGTCCAGTTGATGTTGACCCAACTCCCGAAGGGGCATTACTAACGACTTCATAGTCTAATTCAATATTATCTGAGTCTATCTTAACACCATTTGATGTATTTGCAGCCATCACACCATTAGATGAGTTATAAGTTAAACCATCTCCACCCGAAATAGCACTTCTTGCATCTGAATCACCATATTGTGCAGCTGCAGAAAATGCCAGTGTGTTATTTGCATCATCATAACTTACAGTTATGTTACTATGTGTTGCACTAGTAATCATTCCAGCAGCAGCATCCATTGCATCTTCATTTGTATAAGTTGCAGCTGCATTTTGGTTTTCCCAATATCCTGCAGAATTGTTCCAAACCATCAATTGTCCATTTTGTGGTGAACTAGTTTGCACATCACTCAAACCACTTACTGCATGGTTTGATATAGAAGATGTTGTTGATGATGTTGTTGCATTACCTGTTAATGCACCTACTAATGATGTTGATGTTATAGAACTAAAACCTGTTCCAACTCCACCTGAAATAGATGCAGTTCCATCTGTTAGTGTTGATGCTGTTAGAGTTTTACCACTTGCAAGTGTTATATCATCTTCTGCATAAGTCTTTCCTGCAAGTTGAATATTGAATCCACTCTGTAATGATGTTGTTTGATTTGGAGAACCTTCTCCATTTAGAATAACACCTGAATCATTGATATTGTAAATAGTATTTGCAGCAGTCTCTGTAAACTGTCCTGCAACTCCACTACCTGAACCAATGTTTGTTCCTAAGTAAGAACCTGTAAATGAATAGATTACAACTTTATCAGATACTGTTGCACCTGAAGTTAAAGTTATAATAGTGTGTTTGTTTCCACTTGCACCACTAATTGTGAAGTCTGTTCCTTCAATTAAATGTTGTGCATTTTTGAACACTTGGATTCTATTTGCACGGAACTCTAAAGAGTTTCCAAATGAATCGTCACCACTAAAAGCAGTTTGTCCAGCAGTTGCAATATAAACAAATTCTTGGAAGAAGAATGATTTATCTTCTAGTGAATTTACTGCATCGACCAATGTAGAAGAGTTGGTTGTTCTTAATCCACTCTTATCCCCTACATCAATTGCAAGTTCGTTATACTTCTTTCTGAAGTCTTCTATAGTACTAAACTGATTAACTGTCTTTGCCATGTAATTTCTCTATTAAGTCTGAAAGTAGATTTTTAATCTCTCCCACCTCTTCCTTTAATGTATTTATATCCTCTGTCGTTTTCTTTTGTAACTCACGTCTCTTCTTTACTGCAAGATACCCATTATAATCTGTACTTACAATAGCAGAAGAATGTTCATCTCTTATAAGATTACTATGTCCTTCTACCTTCATTATGCAAGTGCTAAACACCTAAGAGCAGATACCAATGGTACTACTGAAGTGTTAGTTCCCTGTCCAACTATCTTAACTGCAAATGCACTGAACTCGGGTAAGTTCTCTGCAGTAAACTCATATTCTTTAAAGTTTCTTGCATCTCTTTCTGTAGTTATATCGGGTGAACCATCTGTATTGAAGTATCTCCAATCCAGTTCATCAAAAGGTGTTGAATCATCATTTGATAACACTTTGAACATAACTTTTAAATCTGTAGTTGGTGGTCTAAAGAAATCTGCAATAACCTTAACGGATGATGCAGGAGTCTTTAAATTTACTTTTCTAGTACAGTATACCATTGCATTATTGTCTGCATCACTTTCTGTAGATGAGACATAATCAGTTGCAATTGATAGGTCACTAGAACTATTGATTTGATTTAATCTGTTTCCGATTCCAATCACACCAATAGATGATACATCCACAACTGGTGAAATATTATTATTAAACGACTGCATTTGTAATACAGTTGTAAATGATTTAGCACCACTCATTTCGTTTGTTTCATTTATTGATGATGCAACCATACTTGGGAAACCTAAGAATGCATTATCATTCAAAGTGATAAAGTCATTATCAAGTCTCTTAGTATATGCAGTTCCATTTATGTATCCTTCGGGTGAAGTTGCAGGAGTCAAGTTTACTGAAGATACAATTCTTGTTCCCTCAACTTGTGTGCTTGGAATCATTGTATGTAATGAATCAAAGTAGTAATCTCTTGATGCAGTTGCAACACTTCCACCACCTAGTGTACTATTATCTGCAACATATCCTGCTTTTAAATCGAATGCTGATAAATCGGGAATCACTGTAAATGAGTCGATAGCAATATTTGAAATTGCAGTAAATGTTGAATTGATAGCACTTACTGGAATACCACCTAGTGTCTCACCAATAGAGTCGATAGCAATAGTTGCATCTGTAGTTCCACCATCAAAGTTTGTTATAGTTAATGAATCTGATTCAGTATAATTACTTCCAGTTCCACTAATAACACATGATGATACAGCACTATCTGTAACAATAACATCAACCGTACATCCTACTCCACTTCCAGTAGTAGTAGTTGCAACATTAGTATAAGTTCCGTTTGCAGGTGTTCCTGAAACTACTGGTGTTCCAATAGTTAATACAGACCCCTGTTTATCTCCAACTACACTTGCTACAGTCGTGTTGGATGATGTGGTATACATTCCATGTAGATAGTTTATCACTCTTACATAGTTTTGTCCACTAAATGTTTCGATTGGATTGTTCTGTAATGTATGAACTGGTAATGTATCGTTATCAAATTTAAGAAGTGGTGTCTTAGTAATATCGAATTTACACTTCTTAAGATTGAATTTCAAATCATCAGTCTGTTCTGCAGTCCATGTAGATGCATTTTGAGACATGAATAATGAACCAGCATATGGTTGTCCTGCAATTGTCTGTCCTGTTGCAAGGTCTGTTTCACCCATTCTAGATATGAACACATTATATTCATTTGAGTTTGAGTATACAACAAAACACATCTCTTGGTTTTGTTTTAGATACACTGGTGAATCAAATGTAAATGTTGTTGCAACTGAACCATCTGTTGAAGTGTTAACTTGTGAAGGTGTTTTAGTTGCAATAGAGAATGGCATGACCAGCTGGCCAGGATATCCGTTTACCATGTTTCTGATTTCTACAGATACAGGCAATGTTGCATCCTTTGTCTCAAAGAATACATCTATTGAAGATACAAACATACCACCGTTTGATTCTACCATGAATGATTGTGCAAGAGGGTCTCTCCATCTTGGCTCCAAATCTTCCAAGTCAAATCTCATTTCGAAATCTTCGAACCTTCTTCTTCTACCAATACCTATAAATGGAGGTAATGGTGGTTCAATCGGTAATGGTGGAAGAACAACTGGAGGTAATAATGGAGACACAATAGGTGGGTCTATTATTACTGGTGGAATAATATCAATAGGTATAATAGGTGCAACATCATCAAATACTTCAGTATTCAATATCTCACCCCTTCTTGTTATTGTTCTGTCACCAGTTGTAGAACCAGTTATAACTCTTGCATTTCTTGTAGATACTACTTCTGTTTGTGAAGATTGTAGTAATCCTTGTGCTTGATATATTTCAGTTCCACTTGAAGGTGGATTACTTAAATTATAGAAACTTGAAGTTATCTTAACTTCTCTCATTCCTGTTGGGAATCTTTGTTTATCTGTATTTGGTAAATCAAAGTATGCACGAAGTCTTCCATTTCCATCTGTTTTTAAGAATGATGTTGCTGTTACTCCACCATCTTGTGAATACGTTGCACTAAATGGTCTAGTGTATTCATCCACTCTCATGTTATCAAAGAACACATAGTGGTTTGTATTTGGTTTTAAGTTATCTGCATCAATCTCAATTGTTCTAGCACGCATGAATGGTATAAGTGTTACACTTACAACTCTGTCATTTCTTGTTTCTACAAAGTCTTCGACTACACTTGTTGTAACACCAGTTCTTGTTTGTGTTTCAACAGTTTCTGTAATCTCTCTTGTTATTTGTTGTCCAGCAACCCATTCACCACCTTGTGTTGGGTCTCCACTCCATGAACCATTAGAAGTTGATTCAACCTCTGATGAAACCTGTGCAGGTTCTCCAACCCATGTTGTTTGCCATGAGTTCCAAACTGTTCCAAGTGCATTTTCATTTAATGCTTGAATTGCATCGAAGTTTCCTTCCCTGTTAATTCTTACTTCGGGTAGTTGGTCTGTATCTTGCCAGACATCTGTGCCTGGCGTTAACTTGATGTTTCCTATAAATGCAAAGACATTATATGGGTTTACATTGATTGTTCTAGATGCTTTATCTTGATTGACAAAAGATGATTCACTAAATGGTAGTGTTATCAAATCTCCAGTCTTAGTATAACTAGATGACGTTGCAGTATTCAAAGATATGTCAAAGAACTGTTGATATGATTTAGGTCTCATTGCACCTAGTTTAGTATCTATAGCAACATTATAATCGGGATGATTTACATCTCCAACTCTATGTCCTCTGAAGTTGTCTACTAAGAAACCTGACTTAAATCTGTCTAGTCCGTCTTCATCTATTATTTGTTTTGTTTGAGTGTCTTTCTCCAATAAAGATAAAGAAGTAATTCTTTCTAAGTTTGTAACTCTGTTATTAATTCTTGCTACATCTTTCATTGTAAATCTTCTATGGTCTTGAGACCTAACTCTTATGTTAGAAAGATTTAAAGTATATGGTGGAACATAAAGTTCAAACAACTCTATTGATTCATCAACACCCTTTGGTTTAGAAGGAGTTAGACTTGGTGTTCCAACTGAAGTTTGGAATGACCCTGACTTATGTAAGAATACTTTATCGTATCTTCCAACATAGAATGAGATGTCTCCAACAAAACTTGAACCAGTAACGGGTGTGTCTGTTGCGTTAGCACCAGTTGAAGAAATACCTGTTCTACTTCCTTCAAAGTTTCTACCAGTAGTATAACCAAACGGTGCAAATTGAGCATCTGTTGATAAGTTTACTGGATTTGTTGGGTCTTGTGCATTATTACTACCGAATGTAGATGTACCAAGTATCTGACCACAAACTGGTCTGAAGTCTAGTGAATCTGAAAGTTCAAATGTTCCATCGGGCTCTAATCCACCTAAGTCCACTTTATTTGGTGAGTAGACTGGAATGTCTCTATAGTCTATTGATGCATATGATTCAACATCAAAAAAGTCTCCACTTCCTGACGGTGTAAAGTAATCGAAACAAATCAATATAGGATTTGAAGGTTTAGCAGAACCAGTCTTAAGTGTAAGTTTTCCTAAGTCATAGAAACCGTCTCTCTGACCATTGTCAAAGAAATATCTAGATGTTATGTTTGATGAACCTTGAGATACATTGCTTAATGTTGCAACTGATTTAGATGTTTGACCAACAACTGTTTCTGCATCTACAAATGTTCCTGATACATAATAGAAGTATGTTGTTCCACCTGTTGTTATTATTATACCATGTGCATTAGATGTTTGTCCAATAAATTTTTCATAGTTTACGAATGTCCCACTAGACACTGTAAATGTTGCACTAGGTGGTAGAGGTGTTGTTCCTCCAACTCCCTCATAGATTCCTCTGATTTTAAATGCATCTGCAACACCTAACGATATTTCTCTATCGTCATATGCAGTACCATATTTTCCACCAGCACTTCTTGCAGAACCAACTTTAAGTAGTCTTGCATGTCTTATTGTTTTGTCTCTATTGACTGGGTCGGTAATCGTGATAGTAGAAGTAACTCTTAGAACTGCACCATTGTCAGCAGAATCAAATCCTGTCAATGTTAATGTTTGACCCGAACCTGAAGATTGTGGTGAACCACCAAAGTCTTCTATGTTTAGAAGGTCTCCTTGTGCATAACCTGTTGCAGCTTCTATAACTGCAATTGTAAAGTTATCAGTATTCTTTGCACCGAATACACCATTTGAACCAGTTGATAACTGGACTTCGTTAGATGCAACAGTTACAACTTCTTGTCTTCTTACTTGAATAGACTCTGCAGTATGTGATGATATCCAATCTCTCGGCCATGATGATATTGCAGCAGTTTGGTCTTGGTCAAAGATTCTGACTCTTCGTCTTGTTGCATTTCCACTAAATGCAGTTGAACCATTACCTGTTAATGTTAAACTTAAATCATCGGTAACTGATGCAACAACATTCTCATTACCTGCTTGGTCGACAATGATATCACCTTCTTTTAATTCAGACAAGTACTTAGTTCCAAAACCAGTTACTCCAGTACCACCTGTAGTCATAGTTAAAGAACCTGTTAGTGTTTTGTCCGAATCTGCAACTAAGTCTGCAGTGAATATTTCTCTGTTTGTGTTTTTTGCTGTTTGTGTAATTGACCTTGCACGGTCAACATTGTAAGACCTAACTGCAGTTACTGTTGTTGTACCTGAAGTTACACCTTCTGTTGTTATTGAATTCCCAATCACAAATGTTCCTACAACATCATGTACAAACAATTCAGCACCATCAGTGTGTGATACGATTGCAGTTGCACCACTACTAGAAACAACTCTATCTCCAGTACTAAATGTTCCACTTAATGTACCACTAATTCTAGTGAACATTTTGATGTCAAACATATACAAGTTAAATACGGATGCATTTGTGTAAACATCACCTGAATCTGAACCACTGTCCAAATCAATGTTTCTTACTCTTGCAGTTCCAATTTGTAATGTTGTTGGTTTTGTACCTGCTGAAGATATAGATGTGTTCCATAATTCACATGGTGCAAATGGAGACATTGCATCGTCTCCTGCTTCATTACCAAATTCGGGTAATGAATGAATGTTCTTAACTTTTAATTTATTTCCTAATCTGATAGGTGTATTTGCATTATCTAAAGAAACTGTAGTTCTTGCCTTTGAGAAAGGAATTGTTGTAGTTCCAACTTTATCAATCTCATAACCTTTAACATATGCTTTGCCTGGCGATACTTGCATTACAAATTGACTTTCATCTCCACCTTGGGAAGATGCATAAAAACCTCTATTAGTACTATCGTCTAAATGTTCTCTTAAACTATGTGTAAATTGGTTTACAACAAAATCACCATTTGCATCGAATGTTCTTCTAGCAAGTGTGTTTTCTATTTCATTGTACATTGGTCTATTGACTTCTAATTCAATAATACCATTGTTAACTCTCATTGTTTCAACAAAGTCTGAGTCATCAGTAGTAGTAAGTGCATACTTACTTAATGTTAATGCAATTGATAATCTATCACCACCTGGCGCATTCTCATTAGTAGTTCCTGTTGCATTATCATTTAATGAATCATCTGTTGCTGAATTGATTGCAGATTCAACAATAGTTAAACCAACTCTATATGAAGGTCTCCCACTATACTTTTCTAGTATTAACTCTTGTGCAGGAACTTTAATAAAGAATCCTCTTATGAATACAACACCTTCTGATATATTTGCAATAGATGCTAGTCCATTAACACTATTGATTGTTGTTTCTGTTCCAACTGTAAACTCATTATAGTTAGTTGTATTAAGTGCAACAACACCATCTCCATCTACAGTTACTTCCTGCAACTCTTCTGCAGAACTGAATGTGAATGAGTTTGATGTGTCTGTTCCTTGTGATTGGTATTTAACAAATAGTGTTAAAGAATCGTCTGTAGTTTCTGCAGATGAAGTTATAACCTTTGCAACAACTCCTGTTGTTTTACCTTTAAGAAATTTTCCGTGGAATGATTGTCTATAAGTTTCTGCATTTGTATCACCTAGTGAATTTGGATTTGCAGAGTCAACTTTAACATAGTATAATTCCATGTTAATATCAGTCTGAGCTCCTTGAACAATAGAACCCTCTTTAAACATATGACCACCAAATCTTTCAATCTGATTTTGTAATATAGATTGTGATTGGATTAATTCTCTAGATTGTAGAGCCCTACCTGCACGGTATAATACCTTGTGAAAATTTTTATCTTCACTGTAATCATCGTAATATGGGGATACATTTAAATCAGTTTTTTCAGCCATAGTTTCCTAACTTGTTTATAATATTGAATGTAGAGGGGTTGACCCCTCATGATTACATTTCAATGATTAATTTAATATCTTCTATTTGGTCTGCAGCTCTTGTTACTGCACCTCTATTCTCAACATACATCACTTGACCTGAATATTTTTCAACTTCAGGGAAAGAAGCATCGACTGCTGAGATAGTTCCTATTGTTGTATTACCAACATATACAGTGTTTGAACTAACAAAGTTTACATATCCACCCTCACTATTTGCTTGAGGAATATGAGATACGACATTACCAGTGATTGAGATAACTCTTGATACTGCAACTCCATTTCCGTTTGAGTTTGCATTTAAAATAATGTCATCAACACTAAGACCACTAACACTTGAAAGTGTCATTTTATGGTATGCAGCTAATGTTGGAGATGTTGATACAGTTGTTGTACCAGCATTGAATGGGTCTTGTAAAAGTCCGATTCTTCTGAAATCATTATCTGTTGGGAAATCACCTGAACCTTCACCGAACTCTAATCTAGAGTTAACGATTACATAGTTTCCACCAAGTTCTTGGATTGGGTCTGCACCGTGTCCGATTAGTGGTGATATAATAGGTTTTGCAACCCCACCACTACCTGAACCAATACCTGATATATTTGCAATATCAATTGATGCACGTTTGTATCCAGTTCCTGCAGCAGTTATGTTTACATGTGAAATTGCACCTGAAGATACAACCACTGTACATACACCACTTGAACCATCTCCGTCTATTGCAACTGAAGTATATGTTCCATCGTTATAACTTGAACCACCTGCTGTTACTACTACATGGTGAATTCCTCCGTCCACTGCAGAGTTCTCAACATCCCATTGTGATGTTCCGTCATCAGAAGCAGCAGTTCCTAATGCACCCGAAGTACCATCAATTTCTGTTTGAGCACCAATTGTTTTAACTGGTATAAAGTCGTTTGTTACAAATTTGATTGTCTCTGAAGCAGAAACAGTATACATGTATTTCCATATATAACCACGTCCTGTAGCTGCACCTGTATCTGAAGTCTCTACTAATGCAGTTGCAGAAGTTCCAGTTGGTTTAACTGTTGAGTTAACAACAACACCTGAAGAATTTCTTCCTGTTCTGATACACTTGTATACATGATACTCGTCTGTTATAACAAAGAATCTTGAATCGTAAAGATTGTTTGATGATGTTGCAGGAGAAGTGTTACTTGCACTATAGTCATGTGCATACTCATCGTACTTAGTACTTCCTGTTGAGTCCCAATCATATCTTGTCAACCCATGAGATACATCTGAAGAACCAACTTTCTTCAATGCTAACATATCAGAATATGAATCTATCTCTTCTCCAACTGCATTTGCAGGTGAAGGTGGGGATGTGTCATCTGCCCATGGATATGGACGACCTATGAATATATATGATGAAGAGGCACTCTCTCCAAAATCTTCTTTGAATTGTTTAGCATTATGGATTCTAAACTTTTCGGTAATAATTGCTGCCATTTTAATCTCCTACGATTATTTGTAATACTATTTATAACACTATGCAGACTTTATATATGCACTAAATGTTATATTTGTTCTTTTTCTTGCATGAGAGTCAAATTCACTCATGTAATGATTTGGGAAATAGGTGTCTAAGTCTGAAATTCGTAGCCCTTCGGGATTTGATTCTTCACTTAACACATTTCCAGTTCCATCTTCTAATAATAAGTCATCTGCATCAGTCTCATCTTTAAGATAATATGATATGTCATAAACTCGTTGTCCTGTAATTGTATTTAGGGTTCTATAAGTCGAACCAAAAGGCACAAAAGATGAGATACCACTTTCTGATAATCCTTCTTGCATAAATGCAGTTGAATCTTCACTTATTATTCTATCCCCATCTTCGAAGTATATGCCACCATCAATTTGTGTGTTTCTTTCTGAAACAAAATAACCCACATGGTGAACAGGAACACTTGCATCTTCTAAGTTAATTATATCCACTCCGTCTTCTGTAATGATTCTCTCACCTTCAGTTCCTTGGAAGTAAACATTTTCAGTTAACCTAGGTTCAAACTTCAGATAGTTTGGAATATCTTCTAATTCTATCAATGAACCATCTTCCATAAGTAGGGTCTCTTCACCTGCTTCCCATACTTGAAATATTTTACCTTTGTTTGATGGTCTTCTCTCCGTACTTCTAACTAGATATCCATTATCTGCAGAATCTAATGAAAGAACTGTAGGTATGCCATCATGTGAATGCATTCCGACTTGTGTTGTTCCAAGAGCATGGGACTGAATGATATTGATATTGAAATGTCTGTTTCTATGAGATGAGTCTCCATATTCAGTATAAGGTTCTGTTATTGAACCACCTGTTCTTGGGTCTGTTCCTACATTTGGAACACCTGCATCTTTTAGTTCTGCAATTGTAACTGGGTCTATTTCAGAAGATAGTGTATAAATCTCTATCTCTCTCATAGAGTTTGTGAATGGAGTTGGAACACCTAACACAGCATTTGTTGGTATAATAACTGTTGGTCTAAATCTTACTTGGTCTTCTACAGTTGTATCAATTGTATTTTTGATTGCAACCTCACCAAAGAAGATGTGTCCTGCAGGGTGAAGTAAATCCTTAACGATACCTCTCCACTTGTTAATTGACTCTCCAACCTTGACAACATATGAGTGAGTCTGATAGAATTTACCATCTTGAACTCTTGAAGCACTCGCATCTATCGTTCCATAATCTCCAACCATCTGTTCTTCGATTATACCCTCACCGTTAAATAGTCCTTGTCCATCAAACTTATTACTCTTCAATACTTTGAATGAATCAGTAGAGTTGAATGTAACAACTTCATTTTCAAAGAAATCTCCTTCTAAAGAAGTATATGTCAAGATGTGTCTATCAATATCATACGAAACAACCTTTGCTGTAGACCCTGATAGCACTCCTGTAAATGTTAAATCTCGTGTAAGTGTTGCACTAGGTGTACTGATAACCATTGGGTGATGTGATGATGTTGATACAACTCCGTTTGCATCAAACATATTACCTTGGTCTTGTATGTTGATAGAAGAGATACCACCAATAGTATCCGAGAATGCATACATCAATGCACCTGAACCACTTGTGATATTTACTTGTGTATTGTTTCTTTCTGTCTCTGAACTTCCACCTGTAATTAATTCTAAGTTTTGGAATGCACCAGTATCCGTTGGTAGTCTTTTAACTACTAGTCTTTTATTCTTTGTATCAATACTAGAAATAATACCAGTGGCATTTGAAGTTCCACCAGTTACACTCTCTCCAACTAAGAACCCTGATAGGTCATCGAAGTAAATGTATCCGCCTGGAAATACTTTAGGTATTGAAGTGTATTGACCACCTGAAGTAATTTTAATACTCTTAATTTCACCTGTTGCAGTTTCATGATTGATAATACTACCATCTTCATACACTATGTTATTAAACTCGGTGTATATGTTTAGTACTTGACCTGCATTTAGAGCAGACACTAAAGTTACTCTGTCATTTTTAGATGTGAACTCTGTAGTTCTAGTCATCTCTAAACCATCTACAAACACTTGTATTGCACTGTCGTTAAAAAATACTAAGTCTCCTTTATCGTCAACTACACTTGGCCCTCCAAATACTGTTTGTCCTGAAGTTGCAGTAAACTCCCATTCGGTAACTGCTGGTTTGTTTTGGTCTTTAGTTCCTTGTTCAAGTAGAATAGTGTCGTTGATTGAACCTATGATTGCTTCTCCACCGAAACCCTGTCCACCTTCAAATATTATTAAATCACCTGCAGAATAATCATCACCTGAATTTTCAATCAGGATTTCTGTAATTCCACCCTCATGTAAACCATTGACAACTGATAGACATTCTGTAGTGTCTGTATCTGCTTTACCACCAACAATGTTTATCTTATCGTTTAATGTATATAATGAACCGAAAGGTTTTGATTTTGTTTCATATAATAGTCCGTATCCATCTTCTAATAAGATATCTCCATTGTCATTATGTGCAACATAGGTAGAAGACCCAACTGTAATATCAGATATAATACCATTGACTGTTGCAGTAAGTGCTGTTATTCCATCTCTATCTAAAATAGTAACACTAGAACCTTTAGTAAATTCTCCTACATGATTGTTTATTATTTCTAATGAGTATAATCCTGTTTCTGAATTATCAGTATACACATTTTCAATAATTGCTTGTGCAACAATGGTTTTACCATCAAGTGCATATTGTGTTATCTTATCATTTGCTTCGGGTATTCCTGAAGTCATTGATATTCTCATTCTTCTTTGTTGAGAATAACCTGACTCACTTACATGAATCGTCTCATTGATTGGATATCTTATCTCGGCATCTTGTGCATACAAGAGTCTCATTAAGAATTGTAATGACTCACCAGTACCTTTCTTCTTATAAAGGTCTGTTATGTTTTTAATTGTTAGACGACTATTCTGTAAAGTTGCAAGGTCAATTGATGGCATGAAGTCTTTTTGGAAATACTGTAAGAACTCCTCTGTTGTTTCATCAATATCTGAATAGTCTAATAATCTGTTGTTTGCAAGTATAGAGTTCTCTTTATAAGAACCAACTGTTCCTGTTTGATTAGAATCTCTTCCAGTTACGAGTTCTCCTTTTGAAAACCCATTGCCAGAAACTGATTTTAGGTAAAGTACATTACCGTTGATAACTTCTACCTTTGCAACTGATTTACTTTTTGAACCAACAACATACTCCCCAATAGTAAAGGGGTCTGCACTTGCATTTCTATTTGTTGCAGTCTGTTCAAAAATAATTTTTGATGTGTCTTTATCGGGAGATGGTGAGACGGTAGCAGTTTCTAAAAAAATAGAACCCGTACCGTCTTCGTTTGCGATACCATCTAAATCGCCCTGTTCTGTTAAAGTTAATACTTCTGCTTCTAAGAATTCAAAATATGCTTTAAGAAATGATTCAAATGCAGGTGCTTCTGACTTCAAGTACTCGGGAAGTAATGAAGGAAGTCTGTATGAGAGTCTCTCCTTTAAAGTATGATTCTTAGACACTAGTTATTATCCTTATGTTATTGCAGGTCTTGATGCTGTTAATCCTGAATCAGCGATTACAAACCACTTAGTTCCTGACCAAAAACAAATAACTGCTTCACCAAGAGTTGAAAGAACGATTTGGTTTGAACCAGTCGCACTTGTACCCCATGAAGTTACAGTTATATTTGCAACGTATGAAGATGCAGGTTCAGTTGAAGCATAAATTACTTTTAACTGACCAACGTCTGTTCCGTTGTCTAATGTGAAAGCGACATCTGCTGATGCACCTGAAAGGTCGATTGCAGTTGCAAAAGAACTTGCAAGGTTACTTGCAGTTGCAGTCAATGTTGTGATATCGTCAACTGCTAAGTGAGTTGGGATGTTTTCAAACATTTGACCGATAGTCATTTTCTTGTTGACGGGTGTTCCGCCTGGGTTGTCTACAATATGTAGAAGGTCATCTGCACCGATATCAGAATCTGATACTTGTGTTAATGCACTTATTTTTTTATCTGCCATTTTAGTTTACTCCTATAAAAACCAAATTAATGGGATGCTACTCTAAGCACTGAACCTACAGTCTTAGACCACTTTATCCATAAATTAATATGTTGATGTAGATGTTGAAGAATATCCAACACCTGCACTACTTTCACCACTTGCGATGGTGTCTACTTCTGCCTTAACCGAGATATCAGAACTAGAGATATCAATTAAGATTCCTCTTGTCGCAACAACATCGTTACTGCTCGGTATTAAGGTAAAATCAATCGTACTATCTACATTCACTGTTGAAGTTATGTTGATGGCATTGACCGATAAAAGTCCTGTAGAATAATCTACTGTACCAGCAAAATTATCCGTATAAATTCTTGTTGCACCTGATAGATAGAATCTTCTCAAGTTTCCTGACCCATCATCGTCAAAGTATTGAATGTTGGTTGCATCACCTTGGGCATAAAATCCAGTTGTCGATGTTATCCCACCATTTTCTTTGTTGTAACCAGTTGTTGGATTATATAATCCGTTACCAGTTGTTAATGAGTATCCTATTAGTTGTGCTGCCTTTATTGCTAAACTCTTTTTCAATCTTATGTTTGTTGTATTAGAAAGAATAGAACCTTCACAATCATCAATATTTTTAATTAGATTTGAATGTCTGAATATAGAATCAAAGTTAGTTAAGTTATCTCTATCAAAATTATTAATTGTTAACTCTACCAATGTTTCTAACTCTCCTTGTGAAAGAGTTGTTGCTCTATCGTTATATTTAAATGTTGTTGAAATAAGAACCTTGACGATTTCTGCATCTACAATAACTGGTCTTACTGTCAACATATTTAGAGAGTTCAATTTACCTTTGATTGCAGTCTTCTCTGTATCTGATAAGTAATCAGAGTTTAATGGTTTGATAGCAAGAAATACTTTACCATATTCGGGTGGATTGTTGTCTTCACCACCCCATACTGCAACTGCATCTGCATTCGGGTAATACTCACTGACTTTTGCTTTGTAGTCATTCAGTGTTACCAGTCTGTTTTGTGAAGTGTAAAACTTTGTTGCTTTAAATTTGATTGACTCTATACTTTCTTTTTCTGCACCACCTGTAGAAACTGAAGTTGTCGTGATAGTAGAGTCGGTATATCCATTAATAGAACTTTCTAATACAAAGTCCCTTGAACCATCACAATGAATATCATCAACTATGATATAAGTAACAGTAATAACATCACCATCAAGTAATTGTTTACCTAATACACCATCTCCAAAATAGATTTCAACAAATGCATCTTCATTCTCTTGCACATAATATGCTTTAGAAGTTGTAGTGATATTAGATACATCTGTTGAAAGTGTATAAGTGTCTGATGTTCCAGCAGAGTTTACAGAAACATTGAGTTGTGTTCTGTCAACTCTTTCATTTGATAATACAAATTTTGGATTTGGTACTTGTCCATCAAACACAAATTGGTCTGTTGCATATGTTCCTTGTATAATAGGAACACTAGAGTAAGTGTATGTTGTTCCATTTTGTGATGGATTTATTGTATTGGGAACTACGAACTCATATGTCAATCCATCAAATACTGTAGATAGTCTAGTTCCTCTTGTCATTGCCATTTCACTAACTGTCGGGTAAGTTCCATCTGCATTTCTAACATTTTTTATTGAAACATCAACAATAGCACTAGATGCCTTTTCGGATGCAGGGACAAATCCTAAATCCTTTGCACGAGATACTACATTCTTTCTCATTTGTGCAGAGTCTAAAAATAACTCTGACCCTGCAATGTTTGTATTGATTGCACCAATATGTGATGAGTATGCAAGAAGGTCTACTAACACTGACATGGTTGAACCCTCAAAGTCATAATCCTTTAAATGGTCTTGTCCTTGTAGATAGGATTTAAGATTATCTGCTATGTTTTCGAAATCTAAATCAGTAATGTTTATTTGTGAACTCTTAATTGCCATTATCTTGCCCTTGTTATTTTGAAATCTACTTCTTGTTTTCTTTCTGTATTTTTAATAGTGTAAAAGACTTGCATGTTAACTGCATTTGTATCGGTATCTCCGACTCTTACTTGTATGTTGGAGATTCTAGGTTCAAATGTTTCTAACATGTCTACTATTCTTTTTTCAACCTTTCTTATCTTTCTTGCAGTATTCAATTCAAATAGTAAATCTCTTATAGAACCACCAAACCCTGGCTTGAATGGTCTCTCATAATTGTTTGTTAATATGATATTCTTAACTGACCTCTTAACTGCTTCGACATCACTTCTAGTTGTAACATCTCCAGTTATTGGATGTGCTTTGAAAAGTAAATCCAAGTCCCTATAATTGTTTTTGGTTGCAACTACCTTTGCATTGTTTACTACATCTATTGCCATAATACTATTTATACACTCTTAGGAACTGTTATGTCGATTGATTGAGGAAAACCTATAAGTTTTAACAAATCACAAAATGTTAAATTGATAAAATCAAATATCTTACCAAGTCCTATTGCTTTAAAGAACTTTTCTACAATTTCTGTCCACTCCAAGAGCAGTTTCTTCTTCCAGTTAATTTTAAAATCTCTAAAGTCTGAAATCATTTCGTTAATCTTATCATCTAAAGACTGAACACTTAACTCAATGTCTCCACCTGTAATATCAGAGAGACTAAACCCTGCTATGGATAGATTTTCAAGTTTCTTTTTGATATACTCTCTATAGTCTTTAGACCCCTTACCATACTTTGCTTCTGCTTCTGCCTTCCATTGATTGATTAATGCACCTAAATCAAAATCAAATATGTCGGGTATACTTGGAAGACCTAATGCATCCCATATCTCTTTAAACTTCTTTATGAGTTTCTCTCCTAACTTGAATAAAGAGTTAGACACCCAATCCATGATTTCACTTTTTAGATACTTCCATGTAACTTTTGCTTTCCACTCATCACATTCTATACCAAAGTCCCCGTCAAAACATTTATACTCATCGGGAATCAATGCATAAAACTCATCTACCTTTGCACCTATTTGGTCTTTGATATCTTTTTGTTCTTCTTTAGTTAAGATTTTAAGTACGTCTATTTCTATTCCTAAGATAGTAACCTCAAAGGATACTGGAATTATATCTCCTATCAGTTCCATAATCTTCACTGGAACATAGATATGAAACTCTTGTAACATTTCTTCTACAGCTTCTCTTGCTTCTTTGCCCCAATTACGAACTTTCCCTTTCTCCCAATAAGGAGAAGCAATATCTGCAAGTTTATCCATAAAACCTTCTACATCTTCTATGACCTTTTCTATATCCTTTTTTGCATCTTCTTCTATCTCGTCTGCATGTGTTACAAGATATACTTTTAGTTGACTGGGTATGTCTCCAATCTTTGCAATACTATTTGTTAAGTCTGCCTTAGATGGTAGATTAATAACTGTACCATCGGGACATGGAAATGTATTTGGTATTGTAGGTAAGGTTGTTGCCATTATGAGTTCAACTTAATAACTGTACCATCTAAACTTATTTGTGGTGCAACGACTGATAGGTTTCCTGTAGACTCTATTGCAGTTGTCTTTGCAACAGTAATCTTTGCATCTCCACCAACATCGAATGTTGCATCTCCAAGCACCTTAACATTTACTTTGCCACCGACATGCACTTCATCGTCTTTACACACTACAGTGTAATTGTCGTTTACGATTCGAGTTACCTGACTTCCATCAGGATGTATTTCATGGAATGTGCCTGAACGATGTTCTACTGCAATTCTTTCTGCATCTAGTGTATCATCAATCTCCAACACATGACCTGATTCAGATTCTAAAACTTTGTTGTAAGGATAAACTGGTTTTGCTTTTGATGGAATACCATTTGCACTACTAGTGTCTCTTGAAGTGTAATCACCCTCACCTCTTGCAAACTTGGATAGGTCTGACTCTTCTATGTATAATGGATACTTTGGAAGTTCGGTGACTGTTGGATTTGTAATTTTAGAACCTGTTCCATCATAATTGATTTCAAGGGTTTCAGGTTTAGTTGGTGCAGTGTCTAGTGCAGTGGTTAACCCAAACCCTCTTCTTGCATCTTGTTTTGGATTCGGCCCATCAGGTGTTTCTTCATAATCTGCAACGGTTAATTCTCTTGGGTCATTAAAACCTGTCTTAACTTTTCGTTCTATAAGTTTCTTATCAAGTCCTTCCTTATATCCTACTTGTGGAATACCTGCAGTTGAACCAAGGACTACTGGTTGTTGACACGTATCTCCATCTCTAAAGAAACCAAATACTGTAGAACCTTCCACAAGTCCGTGTTGTGTTCCAAAACCCGATAACCCTGCAGAGGTAGTCGGTAGTAACACTTGAGCCCATGGAAGGTCGGGTGTAGCAATAAGTTGTTTGTTTGCTGTATGGATACCATAACAACGAACTCTGACTCTACCAATCTTTAGAGGGTCTTGTCTGTCTTCAACTATACCATAAAAAGTTTTCATTATATACTCCTAGGAATTGTGTCTGTTACTTCTGCACTTTCTATATCCATTGCATAACTTTCTTTAACACATTCTAAATAACAAACACCTCTATTGTGAATAGGGTCTGCATTAATACATAAGTCTATTATTAAATATCTATTATCATTTAGGTTATCTTTCGTTGATTGCTTAGACTGTTGAGATTCAGGTTCAGGTATGTTTAACCTTATGATTTGACCAACTGTCAAATCTGTTCTTAAAGGTACGGTAACAACAATACGATGTTGTTGTAGTGTTTCTAATAATCCTTTCCTTTCTAGTACTGCATTATCTCTAATAACATCTGTTTGAAATGTTTCATTGTCTGATAGGTTTTCTGCATTGTCAAAGTCATGTGCATTACTACAGTCATAATACACTACACTTTCAAATGCTTTATTCATTGAGAGATGGTTTGTAAACTCTTTCGAATCTGCTGGGGTGAAATCGTCCTTTAGTACGTCTGCAGTATTTGTCTGTTCTTCAATGTTTGTTCTTATCAAAGGGAATCCTGAAACATGTTGTCCTCTTTTAAATGTTTCATCCATATCATATACAATATCAGATTCTAGTTTTCTTATAGGGTCATATACTTTCATTGATGATGCATATGCACCATTCAGAACACCTCTAAGTGTATCAAACTGAGCTGGTTTTTCTACATGCATAATTTCAGTGTTCAGACCACTGTAATCATTAATGTCCATATCTTTAGTTTTTATATTTGCATTTCTTGGTTTATATGAGAATACTAATGGGAACTCCATTGAGAACATTGTGTCTATACTTGTAAATCTAAATCCACCGTTGATTGTCTGAAAGAAGAACATACCATTTTTCCATGACTGTTCTCCTCCACCAACAGATGCTTCTGATACTATGTGGTCTGTAAGTTCTGCAACTGACCAATTAGGACATATGAATTGCATCTTATCAGGACTTGTCTCTTCCCACGACTCAATTTCATTTGGTTTAATGTTAACACCTTTAGGGTCTTGTAACACTTGATATAACATATCAGTATAAGAACC